CAATAGGTTTTAAAGATAAGGAACCAGAGAATTTAGAATATAGATTTCCAAATTGATTATAAGCGTAAATCATCCATTTGTTAATTTCTTCAAAAGATAAATCTTCTACTTTTGAATCAGATTTACAATGATAAAGAAGATTTCTAATCAGCTTTTTTGACTTTACAGAAAGGATAAAACCATCGCGATCCATCTATGAAGAAGAACAAGGTAAACTTTATCTAAAAAACTTAGGGGTTTTACAAACAAGAGTTTTTTTTCGAAAAAATTAAAACTAGAGTCGATTAGAATAGCCAATAGTGTGTCGCCAAAAAAATTAATTGAAATTTTTAAGAGATTGATTGCTTAAAAAAAAAGATGAATAAACAAACCTTACAATCATTGGCTAAACAAGCCCAAGAAGAATCCATCTTTGTTAAAGATACAATAGTTCCATTTCCTATTTCAAAAGTAAAAGTTAACTCAAAACAATCGGGTACTGGAGATCATAAAAACCAAGCCGACTTTTTCAAGATTTCCACCCAACAAGTTCAAGCACCCATTACCGAATTTAATCCACAATTGAAAAGCGCCAGAACTACAAATCAATTGAACTTGGGAGCTGAAGTGAACAATCTTTTTAACACACAAGATCCTGATGGTCCATCACCCGCAAAACTTTACATTGGACAAAAACCAAAACGAATCAATGATAAAGAAAACAATACTATCGTTTCTCAAAACTTGGAAAATGAAGCAGTAGCAGATATTGGACAAGTACAAACTGCTATACAACCCTTTTATCAATCTAGACGATTTACGAATAAAAAGAAAGTCACTAAACCCGTCTACAAATCCACCGATCTTTTTAAAAGAGAACAAGGATATGATTTTAGACAAGAAACCGATGAAATTGATCACTTAAAAACAAGAGATGGAGATATTTTAGGTGAACCATTTATTAAAACCCCTTATTTACAATCGAATGAAGGACTTCCTCTTCGACTTGATCCTAAAATCGAATTTCATCGAAAGAAAACAGAACAAGCCCGAATCAAACAAGAACAACAAAGAATCCAAGATAAATTAGAAGCCCAAAAGGCCTTATCCATGAAATCCAAGTCTTAATAACTCTCTTTCTTATTGTTTTACTTAAAATAAAAAAATTCGTATAATCATCGTTCTGATTTGTTAAGGTTAGTATAATACTAACTCACGTTTTTTCGTTAGTTACTAATATTTAAAACTTTCGTTTATTTCTTACATTTTTAAACGCAAAAAACATGCAAAACAACCAAGAACTCTCAAGAATGTTAGAAAACTCTTATTTAAATCATCTAGTAGAAGAAAATGAAAATCGTTCTCTCTTCTCAATAAGAGATTTATTGGAAATGGGTGCCCAAATTAGTTGCTCTGAAATCAAGGTCGGAAAAACGTTTAATTACATAAAGAAAAATGAAACCTTTCGGCTTATGGGTTGGGCTACTCCCGACAAAGCATATGTTAGAATAGGAGAAAAACAAGGCAATAAGTTTGTTTACCTTGGTTGGAATCAAGATGTTGATTCAAACATTTGGCAGAAATATTTTACTAAGATTTAACAATCATATTTTAAATAAACTTTGATTAAGAAAACCTTGTTTTTTTATTTACTGTTTAATGATAGAAGTTTTTACGAATGGGTACAAGTAATTCGAGCTTAAGAAATGAACAAAAAGTAAATTCAATAACACCTGTTGATGTTGATTTGAATTACTTTGATAGACTCTGGTTTGAAATTGGTCGTTATGAAGGTCCTTTTAAATTTGAAACTGGTTGTGTTGGAGCTACTGCGTTTTACAGCGATTTAAAAGATCCAAAAAATCCTGATAAACCTATTACTGAATTGAAACCGGGTTTATCTTTTAAAGTAACAAACAAATGCGTAAATAAAGGAAGTTATGATCCTATTAAAGAAACAGCTGTAGGAACCGCAGAAATATTAGATACAGGAACTATTCTAGTTTCTTTTCCTCAAATTCCAAAGTTTGTGATTGATATGATGAGAAAGAAAAGACAAGGAAATTACATTGTGATTGATTACGAAAGTGATTTATATTCTGTAGTTACTTCTCCTAAATTCGATTACCTTTGGATTCTTTCTACCGATAAAGACTTTGGTTCTACTGAAAAGTATCAAGAGCTAAAACAAAGATACACAACAGACAGTAGATTTAATCAATCCTCACCTGGAATTAAAAAACAATACAAAGAATTTAAAGCTAGTGATTATAAAAACATTGAATAAAGTGATTTTTATTGAAATTTATCGTAAACATGTTGTTTTGTTAACTGAGCTACATAAGATAGAAAGTCTTGCGACATCAAATTATAATGAATAGGTATTCCTTTGTCATCTAGGATGTAATTACAAAGAATAGCGCTTTGGTAAGCAATTTCAAAGGTTAAAGATGAAATAGACAAGTTGAGAGAATGTTCATAAAGACAAATAAAAGCATTTTTTGCAATATCGGAAACTAATAAAACCGATTCTTGATCTAGTTTTGTGTTTTTAGCAAAAGAAATCACCAAGTTTCCTTTCGACTGTAGTTCAACTGTAACAAAAACAGTAGGAAGATTAATCATTGCTATAAACTCTTTTCCAACATAAACAAAATTATGTTCTATTTGACAAAAAGATAATAAATAAAGCATAGCTCTTAAATAATCTAAACTTTTTGGATCCAAAGGTTTTAAAATGTTTAATTTATGATTGTAAATTCTAGATTCATGATATTTTGAGCCATCGTTATTCAATGCTAGATTAATAAACTTGATGGAATCAAAACTTTTCATTTCAGGTACTTGTTTTTCTGAAGAAGTTTTCAAAGAATTTTTCACCCAATCGGTCATTTCTTGAACTGAATAGCTTTCTGTATTAATCAAAGGCCATCCATAATGAAATGCTAACTCTACATACTTTCTATACAAATAAAATTGAGTAGTTGGATTTTCCCATGCATCGATATACTGTCCTCTTGTTTTGATTCTACGTAATGATATTTCGGGTCTACAAACTAAAATGACAACTTTTGTGGATTCTCGTTTGATTGGAAAATCTGGAAAATCTTTTAGTTCTTTGTGAATTAATGTTCCTCCAATTTCATCATTTCGGTCTGAAATGATATTATTTTCAAACGATTTATCCTTTTTAAGAACTTTGCAGGTTGTAGTTTTTCCAGCTCCATCATGTCCTTCTATAACGATGGTAATTCCTCTTTTCGAATATTGTCGAAATAAAACTCTTCCAATGTAATTGGACGAATGTATCCAAACTCCTCCAAATAACTTTCTTAAAGGACAAAGAATTTTGACATCCCCATTTTCTGGAAGGATTTGATTATTATACATTGTTTCGATTCCATAGGCGTATTCGCTTTGTTCTAAAAAGTTTCTTACAGAGCCTACGATTCTAAATCCATTTTCTATCTTGACCCATTTGCTATTATCGTCTTCTTCTAACATGTAACATTGTTCTAATGTTTTTGCTTTAGAACCAGTTTCATACAAAAGATTTTCCCAATTTGAAAAGTTTGTAATAACGGTATCTTGGAAAGACTTTTTAAGGCCGTTTGATTTGCTTTCTAATAAAACAATATAACCAAGTTCATTTTCTCCTCTTATGTCGCTCAAATCTAACCGAATAATATCAGGATCTCGATGTTCTAATGAGTATAAAAACTCTTCAGAACCAACAAAAACATCTATTAAAGTATTTCTTAATAGCGAAGAAACATCTTCTACATTTACATTGACTAAACGAACAGAAAATAATTCGTTTTCAACCTTTAATAAATAATTCTTATTCGAATGTTCTAGGTCTTTAACAGATATGCCTAAAACTTCCTTTGCTTTTTCGATAAACTTATCTCTTCCATAACCTTGTTGTAATCCTATTACTAACGGAATTACATCGATTTCCATGTTTAAATTATTCATAGTTGTTTCTATCTTTTTATAATCATTTACAAACGGTACTACTAAACTTGCGTCTTTAAACTCTAAAATTCGATTACGTTCAATCTAAAAACGCAATAAAGAATCAAGTTAAAATGGAAGTTGATGTTAAAAAATAGAGTGTGGTCAAAGTTTTTATGTTTTTGTAAAAAAAAGATATGGAAGAATCGGATATAAAACAAAGCAAAGAATTGAAGGAACTAATGACTAGTTTATTTATTGGTTATGACGACCCAAACAAAAAGATTGATAAAAAAACAATCGTTTATTTACTTAAAAATCATGAAGCGTTATGTAAAGAATATTGTATTACAATTGAAAAACGTTATCAAATGCCAAAATTTGGACAATACTATTTAGTCTTTGGTTATGGTCCAACAGTAAAAGTTAAAGGAGCTGACAAACATGGAATTAAGTTTTCTGGATCTAAAAAATACTATGACCCTATAGATTTGTTTAAGACAGAATCAAAGCGATTTGAAACAAGTTCAAAAGAAATTTTAGTTCTTTGGAAATATGGTCTAATAGAAGGCAAATCTTCTGTGTATTTTATTCTATGTAAAAAGGTTCTTCCAAATAAACGCTACGTTAGAAGTAAAAAACACAAGTATGCTCCTTACGAACCAATTCAAGCGAAACAACCTTTTTATGAACATGTTTTTTACGAACAAGCCATGGAAAACACAAAAGAACAAGTTATAGAATCACCAGAGCAAAGTGAAACAATCATAGACAATCCGCAAGCATTGGAATCTTATTTATTACAAGATTTACCATTTTAAAAACAATAAACTGTTAACAACAAACTTTTCTTTAAAACGTTTATTATTCAGTAAAGGAAAAAGAACAAGTTAATGCGGAATGATCTGAAAGCAAGGTTGGATGAAACTTACAACAAAGCGTTTTTAGATCGATAAATTCTGTTGTGTTTTTATCTACAAAAATCCAATCTACCGTTGTTCCATTCCATGTAGTAAACGTAGGATTTAATTGATTTGTTAGCTCAAACACAGAAATAAATCCAGATTGTTCTAAAAGATCAAAAACCTTTCCTTTATCAAATTGTTTGTAATAATCATAGTATCTAGTTATGATTCCTTTCCAAACATTAGAAGGATAAGTCTTTTCCTTTTTCGTTGTATTAAAGTCACCACACAAAAAAGTAGGACAATCCTTTTTTAAGATTGAATAAACATTTAAAAGTTCTTTGATTTGATTTTCTCTTACTATACCAGATCCATCCCAAACATCTAAATGAGTATTGATAACTCGAACTTTTAGTTTTTTGTTTATGAAAACTTGAGAAATCGTAAAACATCGTTCTTCTTTAGATGAACCAATTGCATTAAAAGTTTTTTCATAAATCGATTTGATTGGAAATTTTGATAGAGCTACATTTGCAATCGTCGAGTTATACTTTGTTTCTAAATAACACGATCTATCTCTAAATTCGTATTTCAAATCATAAAAGTCTTTAACGTCTTGTACAATTTCATCTTTTATTTGATCATTTTCTTGAATAGGATATTCTTGTAAACACAAGACATTGGCTCTCAAATCTTGTTCAATAAATGATTCTAAAGAATTGACCGAAATAAAACGATTTTTTGGATCTCGGAAACCATGAACATTCCATGTTCCTAACGTAAACTCATTCTTTTTGAAAAATGGCTCATCGTCTTCATTTGAAATCGATTGTAGATACTTTATATCCTTCATGTAAAGATCCGTCAATTCAGATCTCTTAAGCCCAAATGTATTCCATATCGAAGAATAAAAACGATGTTTTTTATCACACTTGCTCATTATTTATTAATAAACTCTATAAACCATTATATCTTTTTTTGTAAGGACGTATTATTTTAATACTGATAGATTCACTTCCATTTGATCTTTTATAAGTATAAAATTTTCCTATTGCTTCAAACCTACTTCCAATCGTTGGAAATGCTTTTCTCAATTGACCAGATTCTTTAACCCAAAAATGATCGATATAACCATAGTTTTGAATCCAAACACAAACAATTAATCTAAGCGTATCTTTCAGATATAATCTTTTATCTGTTAATATGGCCGAAAATAGAAACGTTGGATTTGTAATCTTTCTAATATGTTTTTTAATTAATTCCCTTGCTTCTTTATCTTCCATCAATCGCAAACTTTTAATCAACACAAGTAAAATGTTTTAACTACAAAGTATTTTCGTTTTATTTGATCAAAAATAAACTAATAAAGACATCATCAATCCCAACATATTCCAATCGTAATCCATTCGTTGTCTTTAATAATAACAAATGGATAATCAAAAGTTAAATACTCTAGGACTTTATTTTTCCAAACATAATCCCTAACTAATTTCTCTCGATCTGTATAATTTACGTTTGGATCATTTTTGGGGATGTTAATGCTAAAATACTTTGCATTCTTTGCATTATTCTTGAATAAGATAATGTTTTCTTTGATTTTATCGGGATTCAAAAGAATCTCATAGGCTTGATCAAAAAGTTTTGTGAATTCTTCTGATACTTTTTGTATTAGTTCTGAATTAGATGCTTCAAAATCATGTTCAGCTTTTTCTCTTGTAAATTTTTTACTCAGAGTTACTTTTAATGCTTCGTTAACTTTGTTCATCTTTTCTTTATGCTTTCTATGATTTCAATTCATTCTTACCCTATTATTTTTTTACAAAAACCATTATTAGTTTTTTGACAACATAAAAAAAAGGAGACATGGAAGAGGAGAAGCGACATAATTGGACAGTAAGAGATTTGTTAGAATATCCACCTCCAAAAACTATCAAATGGAATTTATGGAGCAAAGACTTAAGCAATGAAGAAAAACAAGTGATTGAACTTATGAGAAATCAAGTTACGAAAGAACTTAAAGAGATTGGTGTGTTTTTAGAAATTATTGTACAACCAGTTCCCGAAGGAAAAACTATTTGGGGCGACTATGGAACATCGCTTATAGATGAAATTCATTCAGATCCAAAAACTTCTTGGATTATTTTCGAACCTCGATTAAATCCAGATGAAAAAAGATTTTATTCGTTATTAGATCCTGACTTTTACATGCATCATCATTTGAAATCAAAAGAAGAAAGAAAGCGAGTGTTTGAAATACTAAGTAAATATTTTTCATTAGATTGGAATAAGTCAAACAAAAACGCAATTGGAATTCTTGGTTTAAAACATTAATAAATCTATTCAACTTCTTTTTAATTAGCCTTAGTTGTTAAATAACAGAATCGAATGGAAATCGAGGAATCTATAAAGAAGATTCAAAAGGAAAGAGAAGAACAAATATTAGAAAGCGATAGATTGTTTGAGATACAAAATCAGAAATTCAAAGAAGCAGATGAAAAGATAAAGAATTTTATTGATCAAAAACCAAAACAACAAAAGTCTTGTGAATGTACTTTGTGTAAACTTTGTAAACTTCCCGACTTTGATATTAACGAATATTATGCAAAAGAGATAGACAAAGAAATTGAAAAACTTCCTCCTTCCTCTTAATCAGAATATTTTTTTGGTTTTGATTCTTCAATAAACAATCTTTTTCTTTTTGAAAACAAATCAAAGGTTCTTTTTTTTTTTTCGATCTAGGAGTTCATTGTTAATCGGAACGATAAAAACAAGATGGAAGATATAGTATACGAAGCATTAGCTTTTCTAGGAGAAAAGACTGGAATCGAATATGACTTCCAAACATTATGGAAAGACTTTGGAAAGATCGCAGTTGAAAAGAAAACATATGAAATCAGTGATACACAAGAAAGACTTGCTAAAAAAGATTACTTAAAATCACAAATCAAAAAGATGTTTGAGTTAGACTTTATACTTCCAAAAGATTACATAAGAAACACAAATTTATCGATTATTCATTATCCAGATGGATACTTGGCTTATTTCTTCGATAAAGAATTTGATTCAAAAAACTTTACTTATGAAGATTATTCATCTCTCAAAAACGAACATGTTATTAAATGGCTTAAAGACCGAAAAGCTAAACAAACAACAGGAAGAAACTTTTGGAGACATAGTTCAAAAGAAAAGTTGATCAACTTTTTTTTATTATTTATCAATCGAGCTCATTTAATTCCTCATAACACAGATAATGAACTTTTAGAATCTGGATTAGATGTTTCACCTGGATCTGCTAAAAGTAATAAACGCACTATAGAACAAGTAGATAAACCACTTGCTATTGTAGCTTCAAAAACAGTGAAGAACTCTAGTTACTTTGTTGTTGTTTGGGAGAATGGTCAGATTACAGAAGAAGCCTATTGTTTTGTTCGAGATTATCCCATACTTTTAACAACCTATTATCGTAAAATACTTGTAAACGATTCAAAAAACCCTTACAACACATATAATGATGAAGAATTTCCAAATGTAGCCAAGTTTTGTAAATCCAACTAATAAAGAATCATTATTCTCTACATGTTAAATCTGGACAAAAAAAGAGTAATTTTTTCTGCCAAATTGTATGAACAATTCACTTAGTCTTTTTTCTTCAAGTTGAAGAACAACAAAATCGACAAGAACCATGATGTCAAAAAGTCTTGAAAAATACATGTTGGTAATAGGCATATAAAGTTGCCCGCCCTTTGAATGGGAGCCTCAATGCAAGAAGACGAGCATACAACGGAGAATCGCGGGGAATCAGGTATCGAGTTTTCTTTGTGATGAAGTTTTCAATTCTGAGAACACTTTTAACACTTGGGTTTAAAATAATACATGGAAATTTCTTTCTCTTCTTTAAAATTCTCTGAGAGCTCCTTCTCTCTCAATATATTTTTTGCTTCGTTTGCTTTTGTTTCTGGGATGCTAGTGAATTATTTTTTTACTCCTAAAAAAGTCTTCAAAATGCCAATAACCCTTCCGCTCCCAACAAATCCATTGTTGGATGAGCACAATGTCATTTTAGAAATGGCAAGTGATGTTTGTACCTATGGATGGCTTCGACTTAGTGGCGAAAAAGAAGAATCTAATAGAGTTTTTTTGGCAAAAGAAGCAGCTAAACTTTATACTGTACGCACAAAACAAAAGGACGATAACATGTTGCGTGAAGAATATGTTCAACAATCATGTTTTGATAAAAAAAACAACATGTTTTATTTCTCATTCAAGAGAGAAAGGGAAACCCTCAATTATAAGACAGATGGCATAATTATTGGATGGGCTAAAAAAAAAGGGAAGAAAATCATCTTCTATCTTGATGTGGTTTTGGCGGAAAAAGGCGAAGGCAAGCCCATATTAAACCAATTTCTAAAACATGGGACCTCACAATTACGAAAATTGGTTGGTGATGTCAGTTTAGTAGTGTTTAAACTTGAAGCAATTGATAATGTGATTAAATTTTATCAAGATCTCGGTTTTAAATACAACGGCGATGTACGAAACGGGCTACAACCTATGAAACTAATAGTCTAACTAAAATAAATGATTTATTTAGTTAATTTCTTTTTCAAGAATGATAGATTTGCTTTCGGATGATTTTTTTTCGTTTATCTTAAAACCTAAATCTAGATAGAAATTTTCGTCGGTTTTAATGGCTGTCACCCTAAGTACAACTTGTCTAATTTCTAGGTCGTTTACTTTTGTACCACGAAGTTGCGAGGCGGAAGATACCATGGAAGCAATTAACGCTTTTGTGTCGTTTGGATTTTCGACGACAATGAGGTTTGTAGAAAAGATAAATTTGTCTGGGTCGGTATGAGATGGTTTTCCCCACCCTATAATTCCCGTATTCTGGTTCTTCGTTTGGAAATAAACCAAATTACTTTTTTCGATGTTCGAATTTAAAAACTCTTGGCCTTTATCAACCTCGATCCCACACGAAGGATCAACAATGATCACTTTTGATGTTTTTTTTAGAAGAGGATCCTCTTTGGTAAATACTCGCCAACCATCGTTGGATTTTGGAAAAAAATAGGTCTTCAAAGCCCAACCAGCAACAAAACTAAGAACAACAACGGGAAACATAAGCGGCATTTTTTTGTCTTGTGATTATTTTTTTTGTGGTTGCTAGTTAAACGTGTGTTCTGGAAACTTCCTGAGTTTTCGAGAAAAAAATAGTAATGTCTGATAAATGGTAAGAAAAAAACGGCAAACGACTGCGAGACCAAAACTCAGTTTTCTTCAATAGCTAATAACTTGTTTGCTAGAGAATAAATTGGACGAAAGAGAGGATGAAAGATAGAGCACCAAGAGTATTGAAAGATATCGGAATAGACGATTCTCCTTAAATCGTTAATTATAATAAATACTCTTTTTTTATTCGCGCCTAAAAAACATGGATGACAGTGTTTCTCTTAATCATCGGATCAATAAAAGGATATCTATTCTCTATCTTAATAAAAAACATGATGAACGAGAACCGATGAAAAAACCAAAGAATGATAAGTAGTTTGCTCAAAAAAAAAGAATGGAGGATAGAGTTTCTGATTTACTGAATGGTGTTTCTTTAGATAATTCATGGGTTAAAGAGCATTATTCAGAGATTTTTGGCGAAGATTATAAAGACGTCATAGATGCTTGTTTAATTACACCAAGAATTTATTTAGGAAGTTTTAGAAGAGGAGCAAAACAATACGATGGATTAAAACTCTTAGGAATTACACATATTCTAACTGTAGGAAATGACATGTCTCCAGCTCCTTATCCTACAGACTTTACGTACAAGATTATTAAAATAGATGATCATCCAGATCAAGATATATCGATTTATTTTGAAGAATGTTTAAACTTTCTTAACGAAGCAATGAACGAAAATACACAAAATAGAGTTTTAATACATTGTATGGCTGGTATTTCAAGAAGCGCTACAATAACGATTGCCTATTTGATGAAATATCATAAACTACCTTTTGTAGAAGCAATAGAAAGAGTAAGACAAAGAAGGTGGTGGATTCATCCAAATCGAGGTTTTAGAAAACATTTGTACAACTTTTCAAAACAATTAAACCTCGAAGAAAACAAAGAAACGATTTCTCTTTATGAAAAGGCTTTCAAACTTTTAAGAAAGTACAATGAACAAGGCAAAAAGTCTTTAGATCCTGTTTATGAAAAAGAGTTTATTGTTCAAGTCTTTTATCAAATCTTTGGTCCTCACCATCCTTACCTCTACTCTGTAAGAAAAGAACTAAACATGTTTTAAAACAAAAAACAATAAAACTTTTTTCGTGATTGAACTGAATCGTTTATTTCAATTTAGAAAACTCTTGAGCAAGTCGTTTGGCTTGTTCTGCTTTTTTAGGATCTAAAGATTTTACAAGTTCTTCGCTAGCAATGTTTTTAAGAATAAAACGAGTATTTTCTACTTCTTGATTTAAACTATCGATTTTCTTGTTCAAGTTATTTAAGAGTTTTGTACTATTCGATTTATCAGCTTGTGCTTTTGTTCTTTCTGATTCTAAAACAGAAATCTGATCTCGAAGGTCATTAATTTTTTGTTGAGTTTCTTTTGGGACGGGTTCAGACAATTGACTTTGAAAATCCTTTAATTGAGCATATTTGTCTTCTAAATCATTTATTTTTGTTTTAAGTTGTTCGTTTTGTGATTTAAGAGACTCATTCACTGATTCTAACTGCTTTGCTTTTTGTTCGCTAAGTTCTTTTGATTGCTTTATAGCAGAAATTTTATCATTAATGTCTTTTAAACTAGATTTATCGTTTGATAGAGTCTTGCTTATGTTACTAGCTGTTTGTATATCTTGAGCAGAAGATGTTTCTATTTGTGTTTTCAAATCGCTAATCATTTGTTCGACTTGATCAGTTGTAAACTCTTTTTTACTCATTCTACTATCTCTCTCATTAAACAAAGAAACCTTTTTACTTGTTAGAACTTTTTTTATTAATTTCTATTAAACCAAAGTTTGCTTTTCCAAAGGAAACAAATAGTGTTGCTTATAAAATTCTTTGTTATCGGCTTTTGTTTCTATGTAGTTATCAAAGCAGCATTTTAAAGCAGAGTTTAACGATGGAACCCATTCTATATCTTGATAAGCGATACCATAAGGTTCTAAAGAAAGAAAGAGGTGTAGATCTTTGCAACCAAATAAATCTTGTAAAGTATTCTTTATTGTAGTTTTGTCTTTGTTTGCGATTTCAAAAAAGGATGTAGAAGATTGAGATTTCAAAGGTAAAGGTAAATTTGGATACATGTCTTTCATAGTTTGAATAGATGAAATCCAAATCAAAGTAGCTCTTTTTCTTTGATAAAGAATTGAATCTTTTACTACTTCATCAGTTCCATCATCCGCATATTTTAAAAACAGTGTTTTCCAATCGTTTATCGTCTTGTCTGTTTTCCATGCATTGGTTATTCTTTCGTGAGCATAGTTTGAGTACAAGTTAGAACCCGGATGAATTTTAACATGAAAAGATTCTTGAAATACAAATTTAACATCTTGATCTATAAAGGCTTTGGGTATCGGGTTAGTCCAAGGTTGTAAAAAGATTTGATAAGGATGAATAGAATCTACTTGTACTCCAATTCTTTGTAATTCTAAAATAAACCAACCTATTTGAAATTCAATGTTTAACCAATCCGAAGAATTTGAAATAAAGTGGTTATTGTCTTCATTTGGAAAGTATCGAAACAAAGGAATCCAAGATGGGTCGTACAAAGATCCATAAATCCAAGTAGATAAAGTAGTTGTTTTCTTTAGTTGTTTAAAAATTTCGTTTTGATAAATGAAATTTAGAATAGAGTCTTTGCTCAATCGCTCTTGTTTTACAGACTTTTCTACACAATAAGGACTTATTCTTGAAAAATCAATCAGGTTCGTTAACACTTGATCGAGAGAAAAACATTGGTAAAACTTTTCGAAAAATGAAACCAAATGTTCTTGATTCTTCTTTTTTGAGTAAAGGTTGTATTCTTGTTCTATTTCTAATTGAGTCTTTTCGTCTTCATGATGAACTAGTTTGTGTTTTAATACTTTTATAATCCAAAAGTATTTGTCTTTTCCGAAAGACTGAAGACATAGAAACGTATTCTTGTTCTTTTGATTAACGAGAGAAAAAGGAAAGTTAAAGTAACGAATTGGATCATTTTGAAAATCTTTTTTATCAAAAGAGTTTAACTGTTTATCTCTTGTGATCTTCCAATTTCTTAGAACATAAACTATGGGTAATTTACTATCGTTTGCATCTTCAAGATACAGTGTTTCGATAAAGGATGATTCTTTTATAGGTTTTACTTTCTTATCCCATAAGTTTACAAGAAATGTAGAATATAAGCCAAGATAGTTTGATAACTTTTCTTCTTGCGACCTTTCAGGTCTTTGATTTACTAAATCAGAAAGATGAAACGATAAAAACTTTGTATTCAAGTCTTGTTCGAATAAAGATGAATTGTTTCTCCAACGAAAGATATATAGTAATCTTTTTAACCTTTCGGTTGTTGGTTCTTGTGTGGAATCAAATCGAAGAGAAGAAATAGTTTCTTTCCATTTGTCTGTTTTTATAGTTGTCCAGTAAATTTGAAACCATTTATGAGCTTGTGTTTTAACAGATAAATCGTATTCTTTTGCTAAAGGTCGTATGGTTTTTTGTTTATAGTATTTTACAATACTTGGACAAAATAACTCTTTGTCTGTTTCAAAAACAAAAGTTAACCAAAGTCTTAAACTCTTTTGATTTAAGCAATAATCTCGAATTAGATAAGAAACAATCTCTCGATCTCTGTTTGACCAAAAGTTTTTATTACAACCCTCTTCCATTCTCTTGAATAAACATAAACAAAAAATTCTTAGAACATAACTGCATACTTTCTTGTTCGTTGGTAAAAAATAAAACTTGATTATAGCGTCTCTTATAGATCGAAAACTATCGTTAACTTTTTCAAAAGACTTGATCTTGTTTTTTTTTTAAATTAAGACTTTATCATCTTCTGCTGCTTAAGGCTTTTGTGTTTTGTTGATTAAAGAAATAAGGACCTTTGAATGCGATGGTTGAAAAGGTTGTAGACGAAAAGAAGAAGAATGATAAGTCAAAAAAGAATGTAAAAGGAAATAAAGATAAAACAAAAGTAGTCAAGAACGATAAATCAAATACATTTATTTTGATATGTATTGTCGTTGTAGTCGTTGTAGTATTTATTGTTATAACGGTTTTGGTTGTACTTTATTTAGTTAAAGTAAAGGGACTTGGAAAGAAAAAAGCAACTATACCCAACGATTTAAAAGATCCAAAGAAATGGACTGATTATAAAATATCGCCGATATCTTTCACAGATGAACAAAGAACTTTATTAAAATCAAAGTATTCAAAGACTAGAGAATATTGGAATTCAACTATTATGGTTTCTATTTCTTCTTATCGAGATTCTGAACTCTGTTTAACCTTGAGAGATTTGATTGAAAAGGCTTTAAACCCTTCAAGATTATCTATTTGTGTAGTTGAACAAAACGACATTATGGATGAATATACTTGTCATGCTAAAAACATTCTAAAAGCTTCTTTACCAATAAAACCCGATCAGTTAAAAGTAAAAACTTTACATTGGTCAGAAGCAAAAGGTCCTACGTATGCTCGATCTATCTGTGAAGGATTTTTTAATAACGAAAAATACTATTTAATGGTCGATTCTCATATGAGATTTGAGCCTGGGTGGGATTGCGAATTGATAGAACAACTATGGTTATGTCCTAGACCTTTACGAACCGTTTTAACCATGTATCCTGAAGGTTATGAAAGAATTCATGATGTAAAAGAAAATACAATCAACTATCATATCGGAAAACTTAGAGGCTGGAGAAGAGAAAGGTTTAAAATGTTTAATGGTGATGGAATTATTGAATTCGAGTCTTTAACAACTCACGATCCAATTCCTACCAATCCAAAATATGTACCTTTTTGGGGTGCTTGTTTCCATTTTTCTCATTCGGATATATTAAAAGAAGTTCCTTATCATAATGATACACCTTACTTGTTTTTTGGTGAAGAAATCTTTATGTCTGCTCGTTTCTTCACTCACGGATGGGATCTTAAAAGCCCTACACATAGTTTAGTTTATCATCTTTGGAAACGCGATCATAGAAAGACTTTTTGGAATCACAATGATGATAAAAAGAGACAAGAAAGTGTTCAAAAGGTTAAAGACATTCTTAATGGAATTATTGTTGATCCAAAATACGGACTAGGAACAAAGCGATCCATTCAAGACTATTGGAATTATATTGGAGTTGATTTTGTTTCTAAAAAAGTTCTTAGACCTTCTGATCCTTGGACTTTACCACCTGGTTTTGTTCCAATCAAAGATGCTTATCGTATTCTTCCAGAGAATGAAATCTTAATAACCACTTAAGACCTTTAATGATTCTTGTTTTATTGGATAAAAATAAAAAGTAGATTAATGATCAAAAAGTCCAAGGTTTTTTGTTTGTTCAAATTCGGGGTTAGGTAACATCATTGTTTTAACTTGCGGTTGAAAGTCACCGAATCTTGTTAAAGTAGATCCTTTTTGTGATGGAAGACCATAGTTGTTTGGCTTTACTAATTGAGGTTCAAAAACGTACGGATTCGAAAAAAGAGTAGAAACTGTGACTTGAGATTCGACTTTTGGAAAAGAAGAAGGGACTGGATACTCTACTTGAACCTTTTCAAAATCTTCTTTCCGTTTAAAGTTTGTAAACAATTCAAATCCTTTGTCTCGAGGAATCAAGTGTTCTAAAACAAAGTCTTTTAAATTGATAATAGATTCATCATTTGGATCTATTTTAAATCGATCAACAACATTCTTCAAAAGTTCTTCAAACTGCTTTTGATGTGGATTATACTCGTTGATTGGATTCATCTTATAAAATAAACAGAATGTTAATAAAGACTTGTTTTTGTTTATTTTACATTTTCTGGTTTTAATTAATCAAAATTCAAAACTCGAGAATAAAGCGTGTTCTCGAAGTCCTTAGATGAGGATGAATCAAGATGGAACGCTCGGAAACTCTATGTTTGGATAAGATTGGATTAGAACAAGATATGAATAAAGATCTTTCATATTCAAATCCTAAGTATTTTAAATCATAATCAAACGTTCCCTCTAAAGTGTAACTTGTATGATTTTTGGTTTTTGGTAACGAAAATAGAGAGATACATCCATCAAAGTTTTTTATAGAAACGAAACAATCAAGCCATTCAATAAACTCTATACAAAAAGAATCTACTGTCGAATAATAATAAACATTTTCTTTTTGAATCATCCAACATTTGAAATTCTTGATCTTGTAACGAAAGTCAGTTTCTGACTCTAAAATTACAAAACTATTGTTGTTCCAAGGTATAATTCTAGACTTTTTTGAAAAAGACTTAATTGGTATAGAATGGGTAAAGTCATTAAAACAGTCTATAAAATGAAGATTATTATCTTGCGTCAAAAAGTAGATTCTGTCTTGATAACAATGTAAGCTACTAATGTTATTGTCTTGATCTCCAAAAAGATTAAAACTAACTAAACTATCATTCCAAAACCGATAAATTTGTTTATCTTTGCAAACAAAATATATCTCTCTATTCATGTCTGCGTAAATCCAATATTCAAAAGAAATATGATTTCCATCTTCTTTTATGTTTTCACAAGCTATATCAATATCATTGTTTATGATCCAAGATACAAAAGATTTGTTGAAAAAAGAATAAAGTTTACTAGATATCCAACTTAATGGACACCATCGACCTCTTTTCCAAAAGTTTTGATCAATAAATTGTATCGAAAGATTTGTATTTTGTGAATAATCTTCTGAAATACTCTTGGTCTTGTTTTTGAATGAACTTTGAACAAACCAATTTGATAAAAGAGAATGTTGATAACAAGAAATGCTAGTAGAAATTGCTATAGAGGGATGTACGTAACGAACTATTTCTGTTGAAGAATAGTTCTTTTCGTTATAAGTTATTTTCATTGTGTAAAACTCTTTTTCTGTTGAATCAAACAATAAAATGTTATTCGGATTTGATGCATTGAGTAATAATAAATTATGATTGTTTTGCAGATGAATAGAATGAACGATGACATGATTTCTTTCTTTCTGATTTAGTTGAGCTCTGTAAGTGTTTTCTAACGAAAAAGACCATTCGGAATCAAAAGGGGAAGTAGTTATATTGAGTTTTCTTTCTCTTTCGATTGTCCAATCATTAAACCATTTAATAACTCCGTTCCAATGTTTTGATAATGAAATAATATCAATGATGTCTAGTTTTGAAAATAAAGTCATCCAAAAATCTTTACAATTCATCATGTTCTCAAACCATTCAGTTTTAATTCCCTTTTTATTACGCAAAAGAGAGTTATATCTTTGTCTTTTGTATTCTTTTGGAATCCAAAGCCTTCTTTTCTTGATACCTTTATTGCTTTTCATCCCCTTTATTGCTTTTGAATCGAAAGAGTCAATAAAAACTCTATTTTTAACACCAATGATCGTATGAAATTCTTATATATTTTATCATCAAAAACCAAAATTTTTTAATTAAGAGGCTCTTAATCCATGTTGTTTAACGCATAGATTTGATTTTTTTTATAGTCAATTCATGATTGTTTGGATCATTATTGGAAAAAAATAATTAACACTACAAAGCAAAAAAATTTGATAAACGCTTTATTGGATCTCTCTTTTTTCCAACGGCTATAAAAGACTATAACAATGAGTTTAATTAACGAGATTAATAAGGATTTGAAAGAAAAGATAGATAATTTGACTGAAAAAACAAAAGATCAACCTCTTATTCATGTCTATGAATGGATTCGAAATAACGCAAAGATTGTTATGTATCAAACTATGATTTTAGCTGTTCCTGAAGATAAGAGAAATGAAACTGTACAACATATTATTATGCGGTTTGTTAATTGTTTGGAAAAAGTATGTTTTGATCACTTATCTTACTTGGATTATTCGGAAAAGATGAGAAATGCTATTTTACATTCAAAGCATCTTTGTATGGCTTTGTTTTCTGAAATATCTAAAGGATTTAATGCACAAGATATCATACTTGAGATATCACATCTATTAAAACAATTATCTATTCCATTATTCCTTAATAAGATGTTTCCTGATCATCCGATTTATGGTACAAACGAAAATGTTCTTATCGAAAAGAAAATGAAACGAGAAGAAAGAGAAAAAGAGATTAAAGACTTATTTCCTAAAAGTGATTTACAATGTCTTAAATGTAAGAAATCTGATGACGTTAGATTTGAGTCTATGCAAAGACGTTCTTTTGATGAACCTCCTGATGAATTTTACTTTTGTGTTCCTTGTAATTTCAGATTTCGTGGTAAATAATTTTTATTATTCAAAAACGCAAACAATCAATTGTGTTATTTTTTGGATCCATACTTTTTAATCATGTCTTCTTTTGATCTAGGTTTTGTTTGATTGGAATTTGTTGTATCTTCGTTATCATCTTTGATTTCTACAATTGAAGAATCAGATTTCGGAGGTTTATAAGATTGAATAAAAGATAAGATTTCAGGATCTTTTGTATTTCTATTTTTATCCACAAAGTTTTTCATCTTTGACGAAAAATCACTGGCTACTAAATTTTCCATATCTTTTCGAAGTTTTGTTGGATTTGCTCGGTTATTACGGAAAACATCCATTACATCTTTGTACTTATCTAATTCTTCCATAATGGCAAGTCGAAAAAGAGCCAAACTTCCATCCATTAAATGTTTGTACTTTTCTCCCATGTGTTCTTGTCGATAGTTATAATCCATCGGGTAATTCTTTTGTTTCACTTCGGCTTGAAGTTGATAGGCGCAAGAAACTAAATCTTCTACTTGCTTTAATTCTCCAGGTTGTTCCAAAGGATTTGGAAGATCCATCCAGTTTAGTTTATTTTCTTTTAATAAACTTTCCAACTGTTCTCTATGTTCGTTGACATAATCCGATAAGTTTTGTTTGCTCTCTGAGAAGCCTTTTCTAAAGTCCGACATTATAATAATTTTTTTTTACAAGATTCAAAGTTAATTGGTTGTTGATGAAAAGCAATTGTTGTAGTATGATCTGTTAAATTGATATTTTAAAAGAAAGTAGACAAAGCGGTCGCTGTTTGTTTTAAAATCTTTCATCAAATCAAGAAGATTTACTCTTGACTTTTTTTTTGTGAAAACTTGACTTTGATTGAGGAATAGCTTGATGAGTTCATCACCTAGTAATTTAAGACCTGAAGTAGATACAGAAATTACTATACCTAAACATCGAGGTTCAAAAAAGAATAGTTTAAGTCAAAACAAAAGTTCTTTATACAAGATTTTATTTGGGTTACTTGTTGTTATAGCAGTAGTGGGAATCATTGTTGTTTTTATAGTCATCAACAAAGCTGTTGCAAAAAGGGCTTTTAAAAAGAAAAAAGCAGATGCCGAAAAAGAATTGAAAGAATATTCAGAATGGATGGAACAAAATCAGAAAGACTATGCTCGACTAATACAATACTCCCAACCACAACCTATTGTTCAATCTTTACAACCTGTAACTCAACCAACTCCTTTGACAGTTCCTCCGAAGAATAATAATATTACAAACGTTGAACCAAAGAAACAAGTAGAAAAAGAACCAACGAAAAAAACTACAACAAAGACCAATAATGCAAAGACATCAAAAAAACCAAAGACAAACGATAAACCAAACGTTACGGAGAAACCAAAAATAAATTCAAAGCCACCTAAATCAGAGCTTTACAATAAGATAAAAAAGAATAATAAAACAAAACCATCCGTTTTGAAAATCAATGTTAGTGATGAAAGATTACAAGAATCGGTGATTAAAATAATGGAATTAGAACAATGGATGGAGCCTCAAGATTTAGACAAACTTAAGAGTTTAATGTCTTCGGATAAAAACTTTCAAGATTTTATGAATGCTATTAAAAAACTTCATAAACAATCTACTTCAAAAGAGGAACAAGGCAGCAAAACAGAAAAGATTAGTATTCATGATTTTATCTTATTCTATATGGAAAAGGAACCAGAGTTTACACAACATTTAATACAAATCGGAGCTATAAATGTTATAGATGATTCACAAATAGAGTTTTCCGATGAGATGGATTTACATCAAGTTTACCTCGACTATATTTCGAAAGATAAACCAAAGAAAGAAGAAGAAAAACAACAACCAATTGAAAAGAATCAAGAGCCCGAAATTAAGATTCAACAAGTTCAATCTTCTCAAGTACCCATCATTACATCAGCTTCTTCGGTTATTCCTCCTGGATTTTTGGCTGTTCCAAACATTCCTTTTGTACAAATACCGATTGTTACTATCGCTCAAATACCAAACAATCATAGTAATTCATTTCAAAATATGATGAATGAAATTGCTATTACACTCGAGACCGCAACTACTTCACAAGAAGAAGGATTTAGTCCTTCTAGAATAGAAAGTCTCGATGAAGAAGATGTTCCAAATCCTATAAATAGTAACGACCCATTCATATCAAAAACAATGGTTACTGATTTCTTAAATCAACAAAGAAAATCAGAATCTAACCATACAAAAGTTACCTCTACAAATTCTATCGATAGTGTTACAATATCAGAAACCAAAATAGAAGAAAAAACAAACTCCACAGATACAATATCTTCCTTATCGACTGTTTCAAAACCATCGTCTCAAGAAACAGTAGAAATCGCATTAGAAAAGACACAAAGCGCAATACATTCTAGTCTACAAAATATCGATTAACAACCAATCTTTCGTTTTTTACAATTGAAAATAAATCCTTTCGTTTTTCATTCATAGTTTTTTTCTGTTTGTTAATCATTCTTGTTACATTAAGAGTCAAGTTGTTTGTTAGGCATAGAATCTACCGATTTCATTAGTAATAAGAACATAGAAGAATAATGAATTTTGCAAGTTTATTTGGTAATATAGATCCAAAATCAACGCCCATAGTTACTCCAAAACCTAAACCAAAGAAAACAAAAAAAGCGAGTTCTAAAAAATCAGAAGTATTTCCAAATGGAAGAATCGATAACTTGTTAAAAAGTTTAACTGACAAAAAAGAAGAGAAAAAGGATACTCCACCACCCGACAAACCAAAGCCAGTAATAAACACAGTAGCTACGAATGAAACCAAGGTTGTTATAAAACAACAAGATGTAAAAGTTGAAGAAAAGAAAAAAGAAGAGATTGTAAAAAAAGATGAAACAACTGACTCGATTGATTTATTATTCAAAACACTTAAAGCAAGTAAAAAAGAATACTCTGACAAGTTTCAAGAGATAAAACAAACTCTAAATAAAGAAAGTGAGGAAGGTTCATCTTTATTGATTTATCAACGTTATGAACCAAAATCATGGGAAGAATTTGTTGGAAACAATCAAGTTATTTCAGACATTAGAACTTGGTTTGATGAAGTTCATAAAAACCCGCGTTATTGGCCTCGAGCTTTAGTAATCGAAGGTCCTGAAGGGGTTGGTAAATCTTTAATACCTACGTTACTTGCAAAAGAATACAATTATGAAAAGATCTATATAAGCTATGCTTCTTTTATACTCGATGAACCAAAAAAGAAGAAATCAAAAGAAACAAAGATTGAATCTATCGATGGTTCAAATACAGGAAAGAAAGCAGATGATAACAAACTAAAGCAAATCTTTTTACAAATCCGATCAAATTCTAATAACAAATTACTTGTACTAGATGATGCTGATCAGATTTTTGATTCACCAGCAAACAGTTTATCTTATTTATTTGATTCTAGAAAAGCTACAGCTAATATAACCGGAGGGATAGCAGGGTGGTGGGGTGATATTCAAAACGAATTACCAAGTGCTCCTCCTCCAATGATTCTAATCTTTACCAATGTTTATAAAACAAAAATAACATGGTTACAGAACATGCAAAAAGAATACAAAGAATCTCTTCGCTCTAATAAAAGAGCACCAAAGACATTAACAAGTAATCTGACCAAAAAAGTATTAAAAGCCAATTTTGCTACATTGGAAAAAGTAAAAGAATATGAAATTATAAAAAATCTTAACCGTATTGGAAAAGCAAGTCAGTTGTATTATTCCCAAAATGACCCAGAGTGTTCTATGATTGCTAAAGATTGTTTTGGAGATGTAAGAAAATCAGTCATTCTTTTACAAGAAGCTAATTGGAACTTTGATTCATCTATTGAAAATATTCGTAAAGCAAAAAGAAAGCCTTTACAAACAACTTCCAGTGAACTTGTTATTGGAAGTGGTAAAAACGAAAAAAGAATTACACTTACGAAAAACAATAGTTCTTTTACAGAACAAGAAGAATCAACGAATAAGACGATTTCTGATTTGAAAAAAGTAAACTCTGTATTCTCTTTTTGGCCTTTATTGGTTAATTTACAACCTATTGTTTTAACAGACAATAATCATCGACTTTCTCATTCTCATGTACCTAGAATGAATGATATTATTGATGAATGGGGAGCACAGGACCCTTTACTATCTGATTTTATCGAAGGAAAATACCTTTATTACTTTTCAAACTTTGAACAAATGCGTACTCCAATAACACCAAACATGAGAGAGCTTTATAGACAAACTCATTTGGATACAACTTACATGTCTCCAAAGCCGATAAATTTTGATTATTCAAAACTAAAAGATTTAAAGATTAAAAGAAAGTATAAAAATGACTTGGAATCGCATCTTAAAGCTCTCCCAATTGTCGAAAAACAATTATACTCATTAGCTACAATCTTTCAATACTTTGAGGGAGTCTCATTTGCCGATTCTATAGATTCCCAATTGAATAGAGCTCGATGGGAATCAGATACGGTTCAAACAAAAATCACTTTTGAAAAAACAAAGCCTTTATTGTTACTTAAAAATACATTTCCAAATGAATTGAGCAGAATAGATTGGAAGTTAGAAATTGAACCTTTTCGAAAGAATAAGGGCTTTCAAGAAACAAGCGTCAAATCATCTATGATTCATCCTATTTATTTGGGATTTGATGAAACCTCGATTATAGAACACTCAGAAGCCTTATTATTAAAGATATGGTTCGATTGGAACAATTCTACCGTATTAAACTTGGAAGAAACCAAATCTTCAATTAACTATAACGTTAAATCGATTTTACGATGTAGAAAATCATTTCTTGATTGTAAACCAACAAAAGCTCGAGGAAAAGATTATTTTGAAACCCTTGAAGGAATCAAAGAAAACTATTTGAAAGCCAAGAAAGCAGTAAAACCACAAAACGAAGAATTAGAAAACTATAGAGATGATTATTGTTGGTCTTTGTTAACTTTTGGTTTTGGATTCATTTGTATTAGTTCTTTGATATCCTCTACAAACAAAAAATCAAGTCTTAAAGACATTGCAGAAAAACTTAAAAAGGGAACGGATCAATCTCCTTCTATTTCTTTTCGACTTGAAATGTTTGAAAAAGTTTTAAAGGTTTTTGGCGTTTATCTCTTTCCAAAAGTATCCTTTACGCAACAACTAACAGAAGTATCTGCTCGAATAGAAAGTAACATTCTCTCTAAAATCTCTACTCCTCAAAAGAAACGAAAAACAAATCAAGGAATCTCATTACTTTTATCCTTAGAATCAGATCCAATTAACCTGGAAGAATCTTGAAAACATACAATTTTATTATTATAATAATAAACAACTTGAATGGTTAAGTTTATTTTAATGAGGCATGATTTCGATTTTAGTTTTTGGTGGTTTTTCAATTCGAATAGGAGGTAATTCAAAAAGAGTTTGTTTAAGAGCTTGATCCTCGTCAAAAATAAAGTCTTGAGGAACAACGTTTTCTTCGTTAATAGAAGAATCAAATGCTCCTACTGCTTTGAGATAAGAAGTGGTTATTTCACTACACATTTGCCATGGATCCGTAAAAGGCATAAATGTTCTTAACCATCGAATTTCTGAAAAAACAGAAGCTAATAAACGAAATGGATTCATTTGATAGTTTATAGAATCATTGTCCTTTTTAAATTGTTTTGATTTTTCAGTAATCTGTTCAAGTCGTTTCCAATACTCTTCTTTTGTTTCTGAATCTTTTTTTCGAATTGGGTTGTTTTTTAATTTTAACACTGCAACATCACCATTGTAGTAAGCAACAACCTTTTCAAAATCTCTAAGTTGTAAACCAAACTTTCCTTTTCCTGTTTCTGCATTTGGAACAGGATCACCAGAAACCTGTCGACTCATAGTCATTTCAAAAACATACCATTTTTCGGGATCAAGTGCTTCAATGTTTGGAAATAAAGACTTATTTACTAACACTCCACAGTGACTGTAAATTCCATAGTTTTTTACATGTGATTTTTCTTCCATTGCTTTTGATTGAACTTTCTTAATCAAGTCTGAAGTAAAATCCTTTCCACAAAACAAGACAATCGAAAGGGGCTCAAACTCTGATTTCATTTCCTCAAAAGTTTTTGTAGGAACTAAGATTCCTGATGTTTCTTCCGCCATTATTTTTTAAACTCTATCTAATTTATACTCATCATAATTCTCAAACTAGAAATCCATAATCCATCAGTCTCTAGTTTTCTGATCTTGTTTGTATTCTTAATAAAAAAAGTTTGTAATCATCATTAGAATCTGTTGTTTATTCATCGAAAAAAAGGAGACTTTTATACAATGAGTGTTTCACATTACGATTGGTATCTAAATAACGATAACAGTCCATTACCTGATTTGAATTTATTAAACTATCCTTGTTGGGATGATCTTGAACTCGAAAAAAAGAAGAGTTTGTCCAAACAATTTGGTCTTATTTGTTGGACTTATAAAACTTGTGAATGTCAAACTGGAATCGATGAAGAAGATTCGGATTGTCAATTGAGATACTTTTTTGAGAAGGGATTTATTGTTGGTTGTACAAAAACAAATGACAAGGATTACGATTCTTTTTCTTGTTATAATGTGTGGACGGCTGGATTACTTGAAAATCATAATCATCCTGATTTTCAAATCTCTTGCCCTTCCATTCCAATTTTCACAGCAAATGAGATTCTTGAAATACTTTACGAATCGATTGTAGAAGATAAAGATGAATTCCATGCGAATGACTCTGTAGTGTTAGAAATTGACGACGAAACTTTATCTATTACTTTTGTACATGCTTCTTGGTTAAGAAAAGGAGATCAAAAAGTCAATGGTTTAAGAGTTATTATTTGCGATAGAAACAAAGTTCTTGATAAAGAAATCATGGAACGCGAATATGCTATTCAATTTGAAAACCTTTATATTTAGTCAAATAAAAGAATCTATGATTTTAATGGTAACCACCGATGTATTTTGTTTATTTAGTAAAGAGTTATTAATATTCCAATTTCGAAAGCCTAATCGCAAATTCAAGTTCTTTAGCTTCTTCTTCGAATTTCTGCTTTTCCTTCTTTTCTTCTTCTAAAGAGGCTTTAATCGCTTTTTCGAGATCGTTTGGTTCAGTTTTAACGGGTTGAGGGTTTATCACAATCGATGAATCAGAAGGAATCAAGAAATTAAAGTTTGTTACAAACTTTGACATCGTTTCAAGTTCTTCTGATGTTTCATCATCGGAAATATGAATTGGATCTTTCCGGCTTCCTTTCAAAGATACAGTTCTTTTCGTCTTTTTCTTTTTCTTGGTTACTCCCGTAAGAGGTTTGTTCGATATAGAAGATTCGATCTCAAGAAATCGATTATTTGTAGAATCTCTGCAAAACGGACAAGAATGAGGCCATTTTTTGACACAGCTTTCACATATAAGGTTCAAACAACAAGTAATATTTCCCAACTTGGCTTTTTCGAAACAAATACCGCAAGAGTTTTCTTCGTTTGAAGAGTTCATTGTTTTTCTTATTGTCTTGTTGGTTTTGATTTCGAAAAAATCAAACCTTTTTTATTCGTACTAAGTCATGCTACTTCGTTACTAAGCGCCCATGTATAAATTTCTTTTATCGAAACGTAGGTAATTGTTTCTCTGAGTTTTAGAGTTATTAAAACAAAAATGAACCAACAGGAAGGAAATTCTACAAAGAAATACGACAATCTTTGGATATCTCATAAAACTACTTCGCTTGGGACTCCTGTAATTCAAGAGTATTTTATAAAATTTAAAGCATTTCGATTGTGTTTTATTTATGGTGAAAATGACAAAGAATATATTTGGACTTGTTGTAAATCAAGATCAAAGTTAGAACATTATCATTCGAAGACTTTAAATCAACAAATTGAAAACGAAGTAGACTATGATTCTCTTCCTTGAGTTTTTTTATTGTTAATATTTTTGATTACAATAAACGATCATTCTTTATCCATAAATAGAATTCATTGTTTCGCTTTTGAAAAATCTTTTTGATGTAAGGTTTGTTGCCGAATAAAAAGAGAAGATTTTGAAAAATCGTTTTTGTTCACAGATAATTATGGAAAAGATAGATGATGAATGTCCAATATGTTTAGAAGTAATGTTAGTTCATACAAAAGAAAACAAGAGAATTCGTCTACCTTGTCGACATTGGTTTCATACTACGTGTATAAGTGAATTTTTTAAGACAAAAGGAATACCAATATGTCCATATTGTCGATATGAATTATCACCTTGTAATTCCCTCGAGCAGATTAACATTGAATATTCTTTATGTAAATTTGGTAGCAATAATCTTAGGAGTTGGTTTACCAAAGAGGAGTTATTTAAGAATCTTAGAACTTTTATTATCGAGAGGAATGTTTTCAATGCTGGTGTTTATTCTTCTTTGACAGAAAATCAATTCTATAAATTTTATTCGTTACGTTTAGAAAATCTTGTAGATCGATGTTATTTTGAAAAGAAAGATAAAAAATACAAATATATACCTTAAAACATTTATTTATTAAAAAAAAACAAGACGTCAAAGTTGGACTATCCATAAAAATGAGTTATCTCCCTAAAACATTATCAAACACTACAAATGTACAAAAAACAACTGATATGATGTTTCGATATCAGTGGTTTAACTTGAATGGAAAACAAGTTGATAAATGCTTTAGTTTTTCACAGTTTGCTACGGTAAATTTCTACTCTCATAAACATACCATTTCAAACATTATGATTTTATTAATGGGAACAAAGTTTGTAGAAGCAAACTTCAGTTGTCCGATGTTTTTTACTCATGAAAGAATTGCAATTCTTTCTACACATCGCTTTGATAACTATAAAGTTACAAAAAAACACATAGATTTTATTATCAATCAAAGCAAGTACGCTAATAAACCATGGGTTTTCGAGCTCAGTAATTCTGATGGAACATCGACGTCGATTTCATGGAGAGATACATTTTTTGTTAACAAATAGTTTGTATAACTCAATCATTGTCTTATTCTTCTTTATTAATAAACAACATCAAACAATGACCATCTTTAAAGTCTTTCTAAAGTGATTGTTTTTCTTCTACGCTTATCATCATCTCTCCTCTCTTTTCTCTTTTATTTTTGTCGACATGTTCATGACAAGTTCCTGACATCTCATGACATCAACTTTTAAGCGATGAAGTAGTTATGTAGCTACATTGCTTCTACATCGTTTTTTAAAAGCAATTGAATGCATTAATCGATTGCTTCAATCGATTGAAAGTTTTTTAAAAACAAAAGAGCAGAAGGACCCAATCGAAGGAGCTTCTCAAAGGTCCTCCAACTTTTTTTTAAAAAATAAAACTCATTGATGATGTACTGCACTCGATCGCAGTACACCATTCAATTAAGGCTCTTAATCGCTCTTAATTAATTGGTTTGTTCTAAACAAAGGGTAAATAGAAATCAAGCTAATGATGGTTATAATATTTGATATTCAAGCTACATTGAATTATTGATTTATAGTCTGGAAGTTTGACGAGATTCTATAGAGAAAGGAGTTAAAAGAAAAGTCACACTCAAAAATCACTTGATAAGTGTATACAAAAGCGATGATTTTTTTTAAGTAGATTAAATTGTTTATTTAAGAATTAATGTCTACACCTACATCCTTTTCTGATTTAGAGTCATCCGAAGTTGATTCGTTTGAATAAGAGCTATCTGATTCTTTTGTTATTTTTTCGTTTTCACCTTCTGAAATTGTTTCTGATTCAGGAGGTTCAGATTCACCATAAACAGTAGAAGATTTTCTAGAAACTTGTTTTGATTCAATGATAACAGAGTTATTATCAATGTCTTTTTCTTCTTCTTCGATTTCTTCCTTTTTTAAATTAACTTTCTTTGGTTCTTTAGTTGTTTTAATCGGAATTTGTTGAATAACAGGTTTTGGAGGAGAAACGATAGACGATCGTTTAGGAGTTATAATGTTTGGTTTCTTTTCTTGTTTGATAGCCATAGAAGGTACTTCTTTTTGTTTTTCTTTTGGTGATGTTACTTGTGCTAAAATGGTATCACAAACGCTAGGTTTTTCTTGAGATGGAACCTTTTTAACAGGAATAAAAGTCGGAGGTTTAAATTCTATTCTTTTATCATGTTCTTCGTTGAATTTATCAAGTAATTTCAAGTTTTCTTTTGTTGGTGGTAAAACGTTAAGATCTTGAACTAATACATTTTCTTGATTTTCTATGGATGAAACTGCTTTCGAAACGGGTAAAGGTTCACTATCTTCAACGTCGATTTCTTTTTGATTTAATTCTTTTTGATTCATTCCTTCGAGCATAGATTCTGTTTGTTCAATCCATTCTTCTAAATTTTCTTTAAACTGTTTTGTGTTTTTTGGAGCAACAATAACTTTAGATCCTGAAGCATAAACTTCTTGAGGTTCCGCATACTGTTTAGGCTTTTCCTTCTTCTTATATCCGTGTTGTATCTTTTTTTTATTTTGAATATCTTCGAGATTATAGCCTAAAGTCTTTAGTTCTTCCTTTTTTAATTGAATTCTTAATGCAGCTTCTTTTGGATCAACAGAACTATCGGCTTGTTTGTTTCCTTTATCTAACGGCTTTTTTCTTTCGGTGAATTGATCAATAGGAACAAAGTTAAAGATAACGAGTTTTAACACTTTATCAATCTCTTTGGTTGCTTCTTTTAGGTTTTTGGAAGATTGTAAAATGTTTATATCTTCGTCGAACAAGAATGGATATTTATAACAAACTTCCGATGCGCAAGTTAAATAACATTTCTTGATGAATTCGCTTTTATCAATCTTTGGAAACTTAAACTTTGTATTTTGGTTCAATCGACTCATAGAAAGAACTTTAAAGTTTAATTGAAAGAAGATTAATAAGACTCTATCGAATTTAGGTATCTCTTGATCATAATAATCTAGTTCCGCTTGAAAGTTTCTTATACTCCAATCTTGTAACTTGTTACAGTTTGTTTGAAATCTTTTATAAACAATTTCCCTTTTCTCGTTTTCTGTTAGTTTTTTGAGTGTACTTAATTCGTCCAAAGCCGTTTTTCTACTATGTTTAAATAAACTTGTAAAGAACTTATGAATCCTTTCTGTAAGTCGAGTCATAAGAAAGGTTTTCCATTGCTTATAATTCTCAGTGAATATAAAGTACATATAAAGCGCGCTCTTATTATCCATCTTTTTTTTATAAAAAAGAACGATTCAACTATTTTAAAAGATTCCTTCAATCTACAAAAACACGGTCGTTATAAATCCAAAAAAAAGACTAGTCTATCTTTTTGGTAACCCTAAAGTTTTCTACATCTTTTTTCCTACCTTGTCCCATGCTATAAAAAAAATCAATCCATTATTAATCGATTACAAAAACGCTTGTTTTTTAAGAAATTAAACATTCATTAAGCATGGAAGAACGAATTGTAGGATTAACAGAAAATCATGATGAAATGATTGATTTTTTCGGTCATAGCTTATCAAATCAAACGTACAAACTAATACAAGAAAATCATGAATCATATATGCGACTTTTTAAAGCAGAAAAAAGGAAACAAGATAAAAAGAAAGAATTAAAGAAGGAAGCAAAGAGTCAATTAAATCGATTTTGGTCAAAGTATTCGAAAAACCATAAAGTTTGTAAAAAGATTTATCTATATCCAAAATCAAAGTGGTCATCAAAAGCAGAAATAGATGCTTTAAATTCTATGGGAATCACAAAATCAAATCCGTCTCCCATTCGTTATATATTCGATCAAAAGAAAAGACCTATTTTAATTGGATCAGAGCCTTTACGTAAAAACAATGAAGAACCAGAGGAAAAGGGTTATCCAGTAGTTTGGATTCGTAAATTGGATGGAAATACAAACAAACAAAAGTATTCTGTTCGATTTTTAGAGTATAAAAATCATTCATTTGTTTTTGAATGGAAATATGGTTCTAAATGTGAACAATTGCATCTCAAGAATATAGAATCTTTATCTACTCATTTAGTTTCGAAATGGAATAAAAAGGATAGAGATGAATTTTTCAAGTATGAAACAGATTTATCCAAAGACATTTGGAAAGTGTTTTATCAAGCAAAATGGGTTCCTTTAAAAGACTTTATTAAAGAATATTTTGAATCTACAAAACGCTTATCTGATAAGACAATAAAATCTACCTTAGAACCTTCTAAAACGAAAAAGAAACCAAACAAACCTACTAAATCAAACTCAATACCTTCCAAACAATCTGAATCAACTTCAAAAACAATAGATATAACATCCGAAAAAACAAAACTTATTCAAATATTAGCTGCAAAGATTCAAACCGCAGCGATTTGTTCAACTGAAAAGGAAATCCAATCATGGAAAAACGACTTGAAGAAAGACTTGCAGTTCTAAATTACGTTTTTTGATTTTGAAAATAAAAAACTTTTTTTTGTTACAAGAAAATTTGATAAGTTGTAGTTCGTTGAGCCATCAGGAATAGAACAATAATGTCGAATAAGCAAAGAAAGAAAGAATTGCTTTTGATTTTGAGACATTATTATGATATATCTGATGATGCGAGTTTAGAAGAATTGGAATTTCGATATAAAGTTTTAAAAAAACGACAATATGAACGAGAGCAAAAAAGCTTTCGAAATAATCTAAAACAAAGTTTGTCAGATATCAATGAAGTTTATCAAAACTTTGATTTTCGATCACACTTAAGTGATATGAAACGTCCAAATCCTGAAGATGAAATTCCAAAAGATGAATGTTGTATTTGTTTAGAATCACTTTCTTGTAAAGATTGTGTGATATTTTCAAAGTGTAATCATTGGATTCATGTCGAGTGTGAAAAAGAAAGAAGAAAAAGTCAAAAAGAAGATACATGCCCTTTGTGTAGATCGGAAATAGAAATCAAAAAACCTCATCCAGATTTTGAACCTTTGATAAACATGATGAGCTTATTCTTAGACATTACAAATAAATAATGAAATATTAATCTTTTTATTGTTACGTAACAAAGTAAAACAAACGATTAATAGCTCGTGAATTCTTGTTTTTGAATAGAATAAGTGTTTAAAAGCTCCATGATAGTTTCTTCAGCGTGTCTTCTTTGGAGCGCTTTTAAGAACAATAAAGTATCAATCGATGGTAATTCTTTAGAATTCTTTCTAAACACGGTAAGTAATTTATCTAGACTAATATCTTCTTGTTGTTTGAAATTAGAGAGAATCAAAAGATGAATGTTAATAGTATCATAAGAGACATCTTTATGAGAATTTACACGAACTCCACGTCCAAATATTTGAATTATATCGCTCCAAGTGTAAGGAATATCAACAACAATAAGATCATGAATTGCTTTAAAATCTAATCCTTCTTGACCTGCTTGAGTAATAATTACAAAAGGCTTTTCGCCGGAAGCAAATAGTTTGACTGCCTTTTGAGGGTCTTCTTTTGCTTCTCCGGAAACAACAGATAATTTACTTCCCAAACCCAAACTTTCGAGGAATTGTTTTAATAGGTTCAAATTATCAATGTATGTAACTTTGAATAAAACTCTTTGAATGTTTTGTTGAAGATAAAGTTTTGGATCATCCATTTCTTTTGATTGGTTTTCGACTTGTTTGTTATTCTTTATTACAGGTTGTAAAATTTCATAAATTGCGTTTAACTTGGGTGAATGAAAGAATATTCCTTTATTATTGGGTATAGCAAAGGATCCTCTTAAAGCAATTTGAAACTCCTTTCCTGAAGCTACATCAGGCGCACCCTCATACTTTTCTAAAAATTGTTTCCAAGACTTTTTGCCTTGTGATTTATAAAGTTTTACAAAATCATCAGAACCACTCAATGAGTCGATGAAATGATACTTTTTAGTTACTTCTGGAAATCCTTTAGAACTTGATGGTTTATAGATGCTAATTATATTCTCAAACTCTCGAATTCCAAGAAAGCCTGACAATAAATCAATCGCAGCTTTTTTCTTTTTGCTCAAATCTAATGTTTCAACAGTTTCAATCAAGGGTATGATAAATTGTCGTTTGTAGATTCCTGATAAACCATTCTTTTCGATAAAATATTTTGATAACTCTTCCAAAGCTGAATCTACTTTTTCTGGTGATAACTTGGGATGAGTCTTTGATATCCATTCTATGAAGGATTTAAATCCAAGGGCATTATTTGGGTTAAATATTAAACTGAATAAAGCATAAACATCACTGATTGATTTAAAATAAGGAGTAGCAGTATCCACGAGAACAATTTTTGCATTCATAGCACATGTATTTATTCTCTTAGAAAACGCTTCTTTCGGTTCTTTGGTTTCATCCTTTGGTTTTTTAGGTTTCTTGTTTTGGTTTTTCAAAAGGTTTCTTAGTTTATGAGCTTCGTCGATAACAAGAAGGGAACTTGAACAATTCTTTTCTATTTCTTCCAGATTCTTACTTGTTCTAAAAGCACTTTCGAAATTAACAATCTTGATTTTATTTGCAATTTCTTTATAACCCAATACTTGATCTTCTAAAGTCTTTTTTATTTGTTCTTTTACTTTTGTCGTTGTAATTATATATGCTTTATCTACATAACCAGATAAAAGACATTCGACCACAGTATCTATAATCAAAGTCTTTCCTGTTCCCGCATCATGTAAAACAATATTTCCTTTGAAGAGACTATCTGGATTCTTTTCCAGTTTTTTAGCCAAGTTAATCATGTTTATTACAGACGCTTTTTGATACACAAATAAATTAGCTTTGATTCCAGTTTCAATACATTTAGGAACTTCTTTGATATCATCATCTTTCAAACCACCTTTAATCAATTCAGGTTTGTTATCTGGATCTTCAAAAACAACTTGGATATCCGTAATTTGTTTTTCCGGGTCAAATTTATCCACTTCTTTAACTTCTACATCTTCTTCAACGTTTTCTTTATAATTTTTCTTGGGTGGTGATTTTACTACTTGATTTTCTATAACTTTCTGAACAATATCTTGTACTATTAAACTCAAGTCTTCTTGCATATCTTGCGGAGGTGAAAGTTCTTTTTGTTTATTCACAGGAGATAAAGGTTTTGCTTTTTTCGGAGACAATGGAACTTCATCGTTTTCTATTATATTTTGTATCTTTCGTAAACCAAGAGATTCATCAATTTCTTCTTTTCGAGCTTTAAGTAAATCATCCAACCATTCGTCTAATCCTTCATCAAAGTCGTCCTGAAAGATCACCAATTCTTGAGCCATTTTTTTCAGAAAGATCCAAAATCCTATAAGAAACCAATAGACCAAAAAATCCTTTATTGTTCTTTTCTAATTACATTTGTTTATCCTTTCATCTTTTCGTAATAAAAAAAACTCCTTCTTTCCTTTTGAGCCTTAATATGTATAGTTTTTTTAGCCTCTAGTTTGAAACTTGGATAGTTTTTATAAAAATGATGGTTATACAATTAGAGTGTAAAACAGTAATAGGATATTTTTCGAAAATGGAAATTAAGAATACAAACTATTCATCAAGTAGCGATTCAGTAGAAAAGAAAAAGAAACCAAAAAGAAAGAAAGAAATGGAGAAGAAGAATTATAAAAAGAGTAAAAAAGCAAAGAAAGAAAGCAACAAGGAGAATAAAAACTATGATGTTAGTTCTCCCTTTGACTCTAGAATTGTTTTTGGAAGATACTGTTTGGAATTAATTCGAAAACTAGGACAAGGATCATTTTCTAAAGTTTATTTGGTTTACGATTACACAATGAAAAAGTATTGTGTTTTAAAGTGTTCTAGTTTTGTTGATCCAAAATCAAAAAATCAACTGAAACAAGAACATACTGTATTAAAAATGATGAGACATGTAAAAGGGGTTCCAAAAACTTATGGATACTACGCTTCTAAAAATTATAGATATATTCTTCAAGATCATGTTACTGGTTGTGATATGTTTGATTATCGAGTTGTAATGGGAATATCGTTTTCTGAAAAAGAGATTTTTTTGTTATTTAAATCATTACATACAATTTTAGGTTCAATGCATTCCTTTGGTATTGTTCATCATGACATTAAACTAGAAAACGTCATGATAAATCCTATGGATCTATCGGTTACACTAATAGATTTTGGCTTTTCAGAAATTGTTGGAAAAGAAAATGATCTTAGCGGAAGTAAGTCAGGTTCTTTAGAATACATGGCTCCAGAAAAATTACGTTATTGTCATTATTTAGACGGAAATTTCTATTCAGGTAAGAAGTCTGATATTTATAGTATGGCTATTGTTTTATGGGCAATAGCTTATAAATGTTTTCCATTTACTTCGGATGAAGCTACTTTAAGAGCCAAATCAAAACACGATTATCCACCCTCGATTTCAGAAAACGTAAAAAATCTACATTCTGATCTTTTATTTTCTTTCCTTTGTTCTATATTAACCTTACATCCACTCAAACGTCCTTCTTTGGAAGAAATGTTAGAACACGAATGGGTAACTTCCATGTCTATTGAATAAATTTTGTATTTATAAAACTCGTTTCATTTTTCTTTTTTACATAACCCAACACCAAGATTGTTGTTGATGTTGAATCATTGGCTTAGTTTCATTTTTTGATTTTTGAAATAGAAAATTAAACACATCGTTAGGTTCCTTTTTCGCAAGATAATCCAATATAGGGTCTATAGTATGTCCAACTATTACTTGAGCAAATAAAGCTGCGAAATAATTCGCTTCTTCTTGCATAGATGTCTTCTGGTTTTTCGGTTCAATACATTTATATATTTGATCGTTTAGAACGTTCATTAACTTGTAAATATGTTTATCAGAATAAAAAGTCATTCCAACAACAGTTTCGTATTCTTTAGTTTCGATATTCTCTACAAGGTCGACCATACAATAAAAGATATGTGGTTTTTCTTTACAAGGTCTAAAATAATAGTATCGATCTCCACAAATTATAACCCAAACATATCCAAAGATTCCCTTTTTCGAAGCTCTAGGTAGACTTGTAAATACTTTACTAACGTATACATTTCGTCCAAGTTGATTTGGATATTCGTCTTTTATAGATTTTAGTTCATTAAGAACCATTTGTTCTTGTTTATTATCCATGTGTTGTGTTTTTTCTTTTACTAAGGTTATTGTGTTACGAAGTAATGCGTTTTGAGTTTTGGAAAAATCAAAAAATTTACTGCCGTACTTGATTGACAACAACCAACCTTCGTAGACTTTAACGTGAAATAAGCGTCTGCCTGCGTTACTTTCATTCTTAAAACAAAAAGAAAACAAAGAAGAAACAACATGGTCAGTTACGAAGAAAAGTATGATCTTATCCACGAAGTTGGAAAGGGTTCTTTCGGCCAAGTGTTTTGTGCTTTAAGCGAATCCAACAAAACATTGACGGTGAAAAAGATTAGCAAAGAGAAAACGAGTTTAGAGAAGATTTCAAAAGAAGTAAATGCTCTAACGCTCTTATCCGAGTGTCCATCGGTTCCTAAATATTACCAACTACGACAAGATGAAGATTACTATTATCTGATCCTAGATTATATCGTAGGAAAAGACTTGTTACACATAATTAAAGAATATGGATGTTTTCGAGAAAATTACGCGAAAGATATATTTTGTAAGATAGCTAAAACTTTGAAAGCTATTCACAAAAAGAATGTTGTTCATCAAGATCTTAAGCTCGAAAATATCATTTACGAACATGCCACCCAAAAAATCCATATTATTGATTTTGGGTTTTCTACTATAGTAGAAGAGAACGATGACCTATGTAGAGGAGATGCTGGAAGTTACGAATATATTGCTCCCGAAAAACTTTTCTACGGAAAAACCCTTGCTTATAGTGGCTTTAAATCGGATGTTTGGAGTCTTGGAATCGTTTTACATACCCTTGTTTTAAACCGCTTTCCTTGGGAAAAAGAGAAGCTAAAAGCCTATATTGCAGAAAACAAGTCTTATCCAACTTTTAAAATCGAAGAAAGATTTAAATCTTTATTATCCGATGATTTAAAAGATCTTTTGTATCAACTTCTTGAAAACGATCCAGACAAAAGAATTAGTCTTGATCAAGTATTACAACATCCTTGGTTATCTTAGTCTTATTATAAATAATAAAAAAAACTTTCTACACAATCAATAGCTTAATCTCTTTTTTTTTTTATCATCGTTTGTGATTTAAGAAGAAATGGCTTCAGAACAAGCTAATTGGAGTTATCAATCACATAGAGGAACGGATTGTCTTATTCAAATAGAAACTTCAGAAGGCGATAAAGTAATCTTTATATATCAGCCTTTAGCTTTTTCGTTTCAAAAAAACTTTATTATCGAACACAGAACAGAATGGATTGAAAAGTACCATAAAAGCCCATTATCTAGAAAATGTTGGGAATACTTTCTTAATCTCACGGAATACTTGGGTGATGATTTTGATTTATTAACAAAACATTGGGGTGACAAAGCATTCTTTGATGAATATAGAAAGTTTTCAGAATATTACGGATTAAATAGATACTTTGGTTTGGATAAACTAATGGATATTCATAAAAACGACGAACAAATTAAGTTGTCTTATAAAGAATTTATTAATAAGGATTAAGAAGACAAGATAGAGTAGATTTCATTCTCTTCTTCGATTTCAGAATGAAAGTTTTCAACTGGCTTATTTCTAGACCAAATTCTGTCAGGTGTTTTCGAAACAAAATCAATAAAAAACTTATCATGTCCCTTCACTTTCTTCACTAAATCTAATAGAACTTTTACATCATCGACTAAATATCCATTAGATCTATATATTCTTTCGTTTGATCCAAAGGGTCCACAGTCAGAAGCATACCAATTAATCTTTCCTTTGAATTCTTCAAAGAATTCATCATACTCTTTTTGTTCTACAACATTGTCCATAAAGTAAGATACATCGATAGAGTATGTAGGTTCTTTCTTTTCTTCTTTGGTTTTAGTCTTGGATGCCTTTTTCTTGTACTTTCTTGCTATAGTTCTTTTTCCGGTCATTTTTAGTGATTCTACGTTCTTTCAGAATATCAAGGTTTGATTACTTTTGATTTGTTTAAAATAATGAAAAGTTTATTTATTATCAAAAAATTTCAAGTTTACTATCTTTTCATCGTTTTGAATTTATAGATTGGATTTTGATCAATTTCGTTGAGATATAAAGAAATTGCCTAATTTTGATCATCCCATCCTAATCTTTGTAAAATTTCTAAACATGGTTCATCTATCATGACATTTTGTATCATTGTGCCGGATTGTCCTTCCATTCGAACGTCAATAGAATGACCTAGGTTCAAAACTTGAATAAATATTCTATGACATCCTGTATTCAATAAAATCATAGCCATCACTTTAAGGTTTTCATGTTTTGTATCTAAGCCAAACTCAAGTCTTTCTTTTTGAGCGTTTATAAAATAAAACTTGGGTAAACTCATCTTTTGGTCTTCTTTTTTCAATTCAATCTTAAAACTCATAGTTCTTTTGGGTTTTCTTTTTTCGAAAAGTAAAAACGGTTCATAATAACCCATCTCAACGAACCTTAGTATTTGTCTTTTTGGTTTCGTAAGAGTAAAATTCAAAAAAAAAAATTTTGAAGGAAAAAAGAACATAACGGAAGAATGGTTTATTATACGGCTTTAGGAGCTTCGTTATTCGGCGGAGTGACTTTACTCTATTGTATAATTTACAAAGTAGATTTCAAAGAACGTCATAAAAGTAGCTTTACAAACTATCCTCCAGATGCAATCATGTTAACTGGTTTCATGACTTTGCTTGGAGGTTGTATTGGATTTGGTTATGGATTTTCGAAATTTATTAATGGAGAACACATCTTACAAAAACGACTTGAATGGAAATGATTTTATTTATTTTGAATTGTAATAAGTAAACTTAGAAAGCATTGATAAAGCATTTGAATGTGTTTCGGAAAACTTTTGTTTTGCTTCTTTCAAATAAACATAAGATTGAATAACAAATGGTTCATCCATGGTTTCTAGAGCTTCTGAAAAAGTCTTATTTCCGCAATAAGAAAAGTATTTATCTTCAAACTTTTGAGCCTCTATCGCTTGTTTCTTTGAAATGATTGTATAGTCAATAAACTTATCAACAATCGGTTCAAAAAAAGTATTCTTTTCTTCTATTTCTGCAAAATAATCGCTTTCAACATTTACATTTGGAGCAACAAGAAGAATAAGATATCCTTTTGTTCGAGCATAGTTTAATGTTCTTATAACCCAAGGAATACAAATTCCCGTTATATCCCATACTAAATGAAATCCTTTCTTAAATCCCTTTTCTAAAACCCTATTTGAAATAAAGTTGGCCATTTCAAAACATTTTTGATCTAAAAGATTTTTTGAGAGTCCTTGATCGACGGAGAAAAAGTTATCTAAACATTCATCTGTTATTCTTTGAGCAATCGCAAATAGGATGTTTCTTTCCGATAATTTTAAAGCATTTATAACTTGATTGATTTTGCTTGTTTTTTCTTCTGAATTAGAACCATATGTAATAATTAAAACTTTGGTAATCGGTTCTTTGTCTTTAAACGCTTGATTAAATAACTTTTCCATAACTTGTTTATGTTTTCTAATAATCTTTATTTTCTTTTTTGCTCGTAACACTATACATAATAATCATTTATCGACTTGTTCTTTAAAGCCTTGATAGAAAAATAGAATAGTTTATTCAAACATTAGTGTATTGAAAGCAGAAGATTCTAAAAAGAATAATAAAACAAAAGAATGATTGATTAACGATTTACAAAATTTGGTAAGTTGTTAATTACGGTCCAAACGTCGTCCCCGTAAATTATAGGGCTTCCATGAGCTTCTCCGAATTGAGGAAGATCAAAGAATTCAATTTCGGAAGAGGAATATCCATTGCTTGCTTCGGAGCTCGTAAAGAGGTTCTCTTGAACTGATTCAACTGGTGCGTGTTGAATAGAATAGTTGGGTTGTTTTCCAAGGTTATTATTATCTAAAGAGCTATTCGAGCTTTTAGCCGCGGCCATTTTACGTTTTTTAATCTCTCTTCTTAGTCTTCGCTCGCTCAAAGGCATCATGAACCTCATAGGCTCTCTTTGTCGGACGTAGTTTCTAGATACGTTTCTTTGGGATACAACAGGGCTTTTTCTATTGACTTGTTCGGTAATTGCCATAATTCGTTGTACGTAACGCTCGGGCTCAATGTCTTCCATGGATATTATATGTATATACGTATATACAGGATTCTAAAGAATAACGGTTAGTGATTATGAGTGATTAGAACCTCACAAATAAAGGGCGGAGGGTTTTAGACCACAAGGTTAAGATTAAGGTTTTCTGACTTAAACGTGAGAGCCAAAGATACTAGGTTTTTCGGTAAGTTGTTTTGACGTGAATAAGGAAGAACGAGGAAACGTAACAATCGTGTCTATCGTACAAGGAATGTTTTTCAAGTGCTTGTTGTTTGCTTTTTACTTTCTTTTAAATAATGCCAAAAACTTTTACACTCTAAAACCCCATTACACGTGGTATCCCAAATTGGCGGCTAATTTGATGGGAATGTTCTCAGTACATGGTTCGGGAAAAAGTTTTTTTCGCTTTTGGTTTTATCAATTTACTAATTTGACCAGAGCTCACGCAAACAGACCTTTTTCGTTCAAGTAAACTTTTTTACTTGAATCGTAGATGATTTTATCATTAAAGGTTAGTATAATTGAAGAAAAGATAATCTTCGGATGAAAACGTAATATATGTTTGACATCTTAAATTATTTATTCAATTTTCAAATACTTTTGAGACTCGTTTTGATCTTCAAAAATTCAATTTGAATTGGTTAAAGAATTTTCTTTGAACGTTCTTTTACGAAGGAAAAAACCAAAACAAATGACTTCAAAACATACATCCCGTTATGTTATAAAATTTGATGCAACTATAGATATGACTACTATCAAACAAACTCTTCCCAATCTTCGACAGATAATAAAAAAATCCAAAATTGAACTATGTGGAATTGATTGTACGCCTGAATTTGCCAATGGTTTAAAAGATCAGCATGGAGTGTTATCGGTGGTTCCAGATATTCCTCTGACTTTTGCTCATGTCTAGAAAAGCTGCTATCCAGAGCATTCTGCTTACATTGATTAAAAGGTTATAATGAAATAGATTTATTGTAATCTTAAGCGAAAACAAGAAACATAAAGTTTACTTCTTTTTAGTATCAAATTTTGCTTTTAACCGATTCCAAAGGATTTTGATAGAAGAAATGTTTTTCAATTCATTTCTCCACAAATTAAAGAAATCATCTTTAGGTTCTAAATTAACATTTCTGGTAATAATATTTTCCATATCGAAAACGCCTTGGAGAGTTATTGGTTCAAAAGCCAAAGACGTATGATCTACAGGTACTAAATTAACCAACTCGTCTAGTTTATTCACAGCAGCATTCATATCCAAATGTTGCGTAAGAATTCCAACTTGTATAACAAACTCTCCGAGTTTTTTTAATTCTTTCGAAAAGAAACAGATTCTAAATCTAGAAGGGCTTCGTATAGTAATTCTCATACACATGTTATTTCCTTGTACTGCTCTTTGTAGCTTTAAAATAAGAGCGTTTTTGGATACTACAAATCCAACATCCTTTCCCCAATTATTAAACTCATCCACAGGATGAATAATAGCAAGAAGTTCAAGCGTATGATCTGGTCCAACAAAAGTTTGGTGGATTCCAAAGGTAGAAAGTTCTTTTCCTCCATCATATTTAATCACAGGAGTTAAATCAACTAAAGGAGGTGGTTGTTCGTTTTGAACAACCTGTAGTTCTTCTGTTTTGGCTTCTTTTGTTGTTATTTCCATTGTCCTTCGATGTTTATTAATAAACACCCTTTTTTCGGAAAATCGTTTTTCATCCTTCAACTTGAAAGATAAAACGTTTTTTTCTTTCCCATGTTTTTTACGGACTTTAGTTTGTACTTTTATGATTACATAATTGCTTGTACTAACAGAACAAGGTTAGTAAGTTTGGTAAAGGTTTTAAGAAAATCAAACTTTTTTTATTAAACAAAACATAAGAAAAAAGAAGAAGAATGTATTGTGCTATTGATGTTGAAGCTACAGGAGAAGGTTTTGATCGTAAAGCGATTGCTATAAGTTTTGTGGTTGGACACAAAAAATATTTCAAGATAGAAAAAAGTTTAACTGTTTGCTTTCCTGTTCCTTCTGTAGAACAATTTGGAACTCTATGTTGGAATGAGTTTTGGATGAAAGAAGAAAACCAAAAGGTTTTAGACCGAATAAGAAAAGAAGTTCGATCTTCTGATGAGGAAGCCTCTAAAGAAATAGAAACCTTTCTGAAAGAATTAGAAGATCAATATGGTGATAACATAGAATTTTTATCCGACAATCCTTCGTTTGATATTACCGCTGTGGATTGGGCTTTATACAGATTCACAAAGCGTCTTCCTATGCGCTTTTCTACAAAAGGAAAGTATCGATGTATTTCAGATCCAAGTGAAAGAATAGCGGCTTTTGGAAAATGGAAAGAAACAAACGAGATTATTTCGAAAAACTATGGTATTGAACATGACCATTGGCCAGAAAATGATGCTGCTTACATTTATGCTCAAATGATCGAAGCGAACAAGTTATCGAAAGATTATTCAGAAATGGAAAGAAACTACCAATCATTGAAAGGATCCTTTTTTGTTATGTTTTTGGCTTTTATTTTGCTTCGACTTTTTGTCTAAAAAACGAATAAACATGCATCTCTTTTTTACAAAGTTTTTCTTTTACAAGTAATTATAGTAAACGATAAAACAGTTTTTATCAAAGACAAAATAGAATGGATCAAACAATTACCGAATACGTTAAAAATTCTCAAGAAACTGAAGGTTTAAGAAAAGCTATTGGTTTTCTTATCGCTACCGACAAAAAGGAAAAAGACAGTATAGGAATGAAAATTCTTGATACATTAAACAATAAGACTCAAAGTTTTACTGTTTTTGCTCCTACTAATGAAGCCTTTGAACCCATCTTTGCTAAAGCAAAAGATCTTATGGACAAAAAAGACAATGTGGCCCTTATGGAGCTTCAAAAAGTAGTTGCTACTACTCTCTTTTATCATGTCGTTGCCGGAAGTTATTCTGCGAGTAGCTTTAAAAAAGGATTCAACTTTTTAACAACAGCAAATAATAAACCAATTGTTGTTAATGTTGGAGATGATGGCGTAATGGTCTGTGAATCGAATGTCGTTAAGGCTGACATTAAACTTTCCAATGGCATAATTCATATGATTGATAAAGTCATGGATCCTAACGCTTGTACCGTTCTTGCCAATACGAAAAAGAGAATGCCTAATACTAAATAACTATTACATTTTTTGAATACAAATAAATATACAAACTTTCGTCCATAAAGCACTTGGTTTTATTGTGATTTCGTTACTTCTTTAACAACAAACATATGTCCGTAATCTTCATGAAAATCAGGTTCTTGGTCTTCCCATTCTTTTTCTTTTTTTGTTTTAAATTCTTCAGCCTCTTTCATAGAATCAAAAGGACCATAAAGCCTTTCAATACAAATCTGACCAATTTCTTTTCTATCTTTTATGACTTCAGGAATATCGATTTCCACTACCATATATTGCAAGCTACTATCCATTCTTTACAACTGCGAATAAAAACTATTCTAACGTGCAAACGAAAACTACGTTTATTTAAAAAATGTCGTTGTTTTTCAAGGTTCGTAAGCGTATCATTCGTAGTGTTTTTCTTTGTTCGTGAGAAAGAAAAGAAGGATGAATGAAACTCTTCAGTACGTCTTTGTTCAAGTCATGATCGATTACTTTTCTTTTGAAACACTGATTCATAGTCGTAGAGTTTCTAAAAATTTTAAGGAAGCGATTGATAAGAATCCGATTTGGAAAAAACATATTACACTTTTCCGAATTATGAAGACAACAGACCTTTGTCTGTTCAATTTTTTGATTATTGTAGTAAGTTTTTGATTCTTTCTGTTTAAATCGATCAGGATCTTCAAGATTACAAAGGATTTCAAAATTTCATTACCTTGCAAGAGAGGGTCTGACAATCGACCCTTTTTGTAAAGAACTTAATCAACAATCATGGATTTCTTTATCTTTTATTTTGAGCATTTACAATTGGTTGTGTGTTTTATTAAAAGACAAACAAGACAAGGAGATTCTTCCTTTCTTTCAAGAGATTCCATTTACTTTGTCTTTGAATCAAGCAGAAAGAAAGATTCGGTTACAGAGTTTTAATGATTTGGAAAACATCATAGATAATGTTTTTGATAAATCGTCTTATGGATCAATTCAAGAGATTTTACTCATTGTTCGTTACTCCGATTTGGTTTTTACACTTCCTATAGAAAAGATATATGTACCTAGATCGGCAAAAAGAAAGTTATTTTAATAAATTACATATTTTCAATTCATTAGTGTTTATTGGTTTTAATAAGAAGAAAAAGAAACATCTTGTTTATGACTTGAGAGCGGCTTTGTATTGTTCAAGGAAGGAAATGGGTTTAATGTTTTGAGTTTCTAAGCGATCTAAGAATCGAGGTTCTGCATCGGCTAAAGAAGGCATTACATAAAGATGAGGATATTCTCTTTCGAGAGTAAAAGCTGGATCATAAAAAGGTAATGTTCTTTCAAACATTTTAAACAATCCTGAATTTAAAACAGTAAATGGATCCATCATTTCTTTTCGACTATCCAAAAACAAGGATCCAGAACAAATTGCTTTTCTTGCTACTATTTTGGGTTTACATAGAATACCTCTATGGCCATATTGTTTATAAAGAAGAGAATCCTTTTGATAAAATATTTGTTTAATAAAGGCTTTAATCTCTGGCGGAACAAGTTTCTGTGGAGCGCTATTTGTAATTTCCCAAAGCAAATAGAATAAATCTGCGTGTGGATTAAACTCGTTACACTCTCTGACTCTTGCACAAAGATTAGCTTCTAATAATGTGTTTTCGATTTTTAGTTCTTCTGGTTTTAATCCAACATTCGATGTTTCGAGAGAGATCTTAAAAGTTCTATAGTTCTTTTGAAAGGTCTTTGATTGAAAGGTTTTTGCTTCTTTTCCAGTGAATCGTTTGTTTTTGGTTTTTGTTTTAAAGAGTTTTACTGGATATGACTTTATAGATTGTGATGCTAACTGTTGGGCTCCAAATGCGTTTATAACCTTTTTACCAATCTTAACTGGGTTAGCATCTACGGTTGATCGATCAAAATCAAATATCTTTGCAAAGTAATGAATTGGAACAACAAAATATTTTGTTGGTGATAAAAAGTATATAGCAAATATAGGTTCTTCCAGAGGTTCAAGAAAGGTATTTCCAGCATGATAATCGTTATGAACTAAACCATATTGACCAAAAACAGCCAAAGTCCAAATTATTTGAAACAAAATAGACATCCATGATTGAACTGAATGAGGCTTTTCCATCCAACCGAATAAATCAGTTCCGTTTCCTTTTTCTAAAATCAAAACGTTTAAAGAAGACTTATCATAGTCGTTTGGAGACACTCGTTTAGTCCAATCTTTTACTGCTTTATTTTCTTTCAATTTTAGTTGTTTAGAATCAAATCCTTTACATTGATACGAAAATAATGGAATCATCATGTGTGGAGTATGTCCTCTTTCAACCATTTTAAGAATAAAGTTTTGATAAATTAAATTTTCGACAATCAGTGAGTTATCTGTTTCTAAGTTTTTTGATAGATAACTAATTTTCATAACTACTTTATCATCTTTATACCATTCGTCTTTGGCCTTTTTTAACACTTTACTTTGTTTTGGATCTTGATTCCAGAGTTCTGCAATTTTCAATGAAGCAAAACCAATAACTGTATTAGATGCAGATGCTTTTTTATCTCCATACAAATACTTTGCATTGTAAACCAAATTATCAAGATCACAAGGTACAAAAGTAAGGTCTGTACTTATTCCATTCGCTATTCTTTGTCTGTATTCGATTGTATGATATCTCTTTTCTCTTTGTAATTGAAAAGCAATATATTCATCTTCAAAGTATTCTTGTTTATTGACTGCTGTTTTTGGAATTTCAACTTTAAGGTTCTTTGGAATACCTTTTCCCTCTGGAACATAGAAAAAGTATGAATTTATCGATTCTATATAAACAACATAATTGAGCTCTTTAAGAGATTCAAACACATCGTTCGATAAGTATAATTCCTTTTTACCGAGATTAACATACTTTTTCTTTCCTTTTTCAATGATTGGAAAAAACGAACTCATTAGACTTTCTTTTTCAAACAACTTTTTATACAAACACTAAAATCAATACCCTAGTTTTTTCCTCATTTAATAAGTAATTTATAAGTAAGTTTTTTTATTAAAAGTACAAGAAAGATATAATACAAGATTCATTATTGTATGTCATCCGCGATGATAAATTGTTCAGCAGGTTTAGGTATAAATTTGGTAGAAATTACACTTACTTTTGAATTTTGTAACTTGATCAAGTCTTGATGCCATAGAAAGTAATTAGAAGGACTAGGAATTATCGTTTTTGTGGTTGATAATTTGGTTGGTTCAAAGTATTGTAAAAACGCTTTTTCTAGTAATATCCAATTAACATGTGCATGAAGAACATGTTTAGAATCTTGTTTTTCAAATAGATCGCTTAGTTTTGTGCTATAATTTTCATGTAATTCGATAAAAGGAGGTTTTGTACTATTCCATTTTCTAAATGACTTTGCGAACAATACCAAAAAAGATACGAGTTGTTCAAACGAAAGTTTTGAAAACTCTAATAATGATTTAACTTGTTCTTTCGGCTTTGATAAAAAGCATTTAGCTAATGCGATAGATCCAATAACAATTTGTGTAAGAGTTTGTGTACTTAATATTCCGGCAGATAAGACAGAACAATCGATAAACAAACGAATTAGATTGAATTCATCTGGATAATCTTCCTCTTTTGAATTACAAATCCAAGAAAGACATTTATTTTCTGATGGTAAATACTTTTTTTGGTTTACGTACTCATAATATTCGTACCATTCTAAAGGACTTTGGTAGTTTAAATCATAATCTAAAGCGAGAGTAATAATCATTTGTAACTTTCTCCACGACATTTCTTGGATGTAGATTTTAAAGTAATAATCATAAGAGTTTATAGACTCTTTAGGTTCTTTGTCTGTATTTGAGGTACGTCGTTTTATAATTGATCTAAACATGGAATGAGTAAAGCTTATAAAATCTATCTCGGAAAGATCAGCATTCGCAGTTACATCATACATGTAGCTTGAAAGCAACTCTCTTAATAAATCATTCGAATTACTTCCACGAGCTACTTGTAAACTATTAAATAAACAAACAAGATAGAATAAACAATAATAATTGTAATGGTTTCTCCAATTCGATCGAACCAAAAATTGATGAAAAGTGATTACAGAGTTGTGTAATACAGACTTTGTAATAACTAATTCTCCTCCCTCGTATCCTTTCTGATTGTAGCAGTAAAAGGCAAAAGACATTGTATATTTCCAATAAAGACGAGATTTTTCTGTAGATTTTGCCAACTTACAAAACAATTCTTTTGATCTCTTTTGATCTCTTTTATTCCATAGAGTCTCAAACTCTTCATAATACTCCAAATTCGAATCTGAATAAGTAAGTCTTTCGTTATTCGAAACTTGTTTAGAATCTTTTTCCATTTCTTTCTTCTTAAATAACAAATCTACAAGTTTCATATACAAAAAGAAGAATGTTATTAGTTCTTTGATTCAATCGTAATAAATAAAGAGACAAGCTCGAAAGGAAAAAGAAAACTAGAAGCTAAAGAAGAATCTAAAAGTAGGAACAACTTTTTTTTGTTAGTAAGCGTCTTTAGAATTTAACAAAGGAACATGTTTGGAATGAGCGTTGGTAGAGAAGGGGTTTTTTTGCGTTAAGAATAAAAAGTTGTGTTCATAAAGAAAACATTTATTACAAAGATTGCTTCTTTAAGTCTGTTTATTGGAATAATCACTATTGTTTATTCTGGTACTATTTACGTTGGACTAATGGAAAGAAAACAAGCTATTCCAGTTGAAGGAGAAAAAGTTGTTCTTGAACAGAAACCTAATCATGTTTTTGAAATTTTGAATTCGGTTTTTCAATGTAGACGTTGTGCTTCTTTTTCAGAAGAATGTATTGTTTTACCTTGCGGACATTTAGTGTGTAGTAAACACTCATCGGAAGATGTTCAAAAATTAGGATTCGAAGAACAAATGAAAAGAGCATCAGAAAGAAAGTTTCTTTATCCAGACATGAGTGTTGGAGATTTAGTAATGGACGATTGTTCTCAATGTAAAGAGAAAACTTGGAATCAACCTTCTACAATCAATTATGACGAAAAACAAGAAAGAATCTGTTTGTTTAAACTTTGTTATTTATTTACAAATGTACAACCATCTTGTTCTGATTGTACTAATGAAACGCCTTTTACTTCCATTTGTTTAGACTGCTTGGTTCCTGTTTGTAAAAATCATCAAGTAGTACACGAAAAAACAAAGAAATCTTCTAAGAATAAACAAGGTCATGAATGTATTACAAAAGTTGAGTTTATAAACAAATTTAGCGACATTGTCAAGTCTGTTATTTCTAAAAGAGAAAAAGTTATAGGAGAAGTGTTTCCAAATGTTTATACAGTTGATCAATGGAAGTTGGAAATTATTCAACTCACAAACGCTATAAACAAAAGAGAATCAGATACAGATTACTTGATTAGAAAAATGAATAATACTATTCAAAAAACAAAAGATGAATTCTCTACACTTAAAAAGCTCATCGAAGACAAAGAGAATGAAATCGTTAGTTCTTTGAAAGAGAAATATGAAGAACAAATAGAAAAATCAAAAGAAAGATCTTCTAAATTGAAAACTTTAAAACATCAAGCTCAAAAGGCTAAAGCATTAACTTATGGACTCGAAGAAATCGGTTTTATGAATGGTTCTAACATTGAAAAAATCATTCAAAACGAATCTTCACAAACTATTCAAGAGTCTTCCTTAATTTGTAATTCCTCTGATCATCCTTTCCTTTTTGAATTCGAAATACCATTTAGTCAATGGTTCGATCATATATCCAAACTTAAAGTTCATAGTTACTATTAAACTTTATCCTTTATTCTTGGTTTTTACAAACATAATAAATTTATAATTAATTAAAAAGGTCTTTTTTCTACCTTCGGCGCATCCGATTTAGATGTTTTGAATAGTAAATCGTCTTGTTTAACTTTCTTACTTAATGCCGTTTTAAGAAATTCGGAAACAGGCATTGAATCACTAAACGTAGGGGTTGTTTCTTCTGTAGCTAATGGTTCTTGTGTTTTTCTCTTTGTTGGAGATTCTTGGTTTCGAAGTTTAATAATAGATTCATAGTATTCTTTTCGTTTTTGAGGTGATCCGTACTTGTTGTAAAAGTCTACTACTTTTTGGTTTGTAATAATACACTTTTCATGAAAGTCAAGTAAACTTAAACCTTCGATTGTTTTACATCTAGATAAACCAGTATACGCTTGACCAGCACTAAAAATCGACATTCCCAAGTCTAATCCTATCTTATCAAATCCCATTCCTTGAGCAGAATGAATAGTAGAAGCAAATCCAAGTTTTAACGGAATTTGAGAATATCCTAATCCTTTAAACAAACTAGAACTCCAATGAGGTTTTTCTTTTAATATCGATGGTGAATGTTCGTACCAGATATAGCGTCTTACAGTCATAGTCATTCCATTTTGAAATTGAACGATGGGAAGGAATTCTTTCTCTTCGATATCTTTTGAATCGTCGGATTCTAATAAACCAAAATCTACTATAGTTCCTTGTAATCCATTGACTAATCCTAAAGGAACTGATAAATTGACTGTAAGAATCACTTTAGCTCCACATTTCAATCGAATAGGATTTTTGTCAATTGAAAACGTTTGTAACATTTTCTTTATCAAAAACTTTTTTTCTACATCGTTGATGTTTCTTTTGATCCATGAATGTTCGTATACATATTCTTTTCCTTCAAGTTTGTTTAACTGACAAATGTTCTCGTCTAATACTTGACTTACTTTGGAGTAAAGAGCAATAGTATCATCTTTTCTTTCCATCCATTGTGATAATTTAATACTTCGTGATAATAAAAGTTCTCTAGATCTAAGTGATATTTTACCATTTCTCATTTCGTTTAATAAAACCAAAAAATCAATGTCTTTTTGTCGATAGATTCTGAATAATTCGACTACGTTATCACCAATGGTTTCTAACCATGCTTTTGTTTCAAAACAATAGTTCATTTCTTGAAATTCTGGAGGATCTGATTTTCTTACAGGTTCTAATTGATACCAATCTCCACAAGCTATAAGTTGAATTCCACCAAAAGGTTTTTTAGACTCTTTAAAGTTTCTTGCTATTTCTTCCAGTCGTTCAAAAAAGAAGGGTGATATCATAGATATTTCTTCAATAATCAATGTATGAACTGAAAACCAATTTTCCATAGCCGATTTGTTCTTTGTAATTTGATCAATATCTTCGTTTAGTTTTTTATAACTATGAGAAGTTCCCAATCCTGACCAAGAATGAATTGTAGTTCCCTGATACTTTCCAAATCCTAACATTCTCGAAAGATTGGTTGCTGCAATTCCTGTACTTGCTGTAATCGCAACAACATGATTTGGAGTTTTTATATTCCAATATTTAATTAAGGCTGATAATAAAAAACTTTTTCCTGTTCCTGCCGCTCCACTGATCATAAGCGATTTTCCAGAAATAGCAATATCAAACGCTTTCTTTTGTTCTTCATTTAAGAGTTCGTATTGTTCTTCCCATTCTGCCTTTTTAATTTGTTTCTTTTTTAACTTGGTTTTGTTTGGTGATTCCATTCTCTTTTTTAGTCTGTTAATCTTTTTGAAGCTATCTAAAAATAAAGCAAAACTTGTAAGTGATTTATCAAATAAATAAACGAAAGAAGGTTGTTCTGAAAAACTGTTTTTATTTTTAAACGTAATAAACAATGGGCTTAGTTAACGCTTTTTAGATTTGGATTTTGATCGTTTCTTTGGTTTAGACTTTCTTTTTACTCTTTTTTCTTCTTCACTTTCAGAAGAACTTTCGCTTTCTGATGAACTATCACTTTCAGAAGTAGAATACTCGGGTTTTCTTTGTCTTGATCGTTTAGGCTTTTTCATAACTTTCTTTTTTCTTGGTAATTCATCTTCTGAAGATGATGATTCTGACTCGCTACTTTCTTCTTCTTCTGAAGAGGATTCATCATCAGAAGACTCATCGCTAGAAGATTCATCACTAGAAGATTCTTCTCTTTTTGATTTTTTTTTGGCTTGTTTTTTAGAAGATTTGGTTTTCTTTTTCTTCTTATCCTTTTTCTTTTTAGGTTCTGGTGATTTAGCTTCTATGTCTTTTCCTTTCTTTGGTTTAGAATTGGCTTTCAAATACTTGATAACATCTCGACTATTACCACTCATTACGATTTCTGTAGCCAAGAGTTGAGCAGGTAAAGTTTGTTTGTTCTTGATCTCTGTATTTGTTTCTTTTAAAGCATTAAATATTTCGTTCTTAGCAAAAGAACGTATAACTTCTATTTCTGCTTTTTGGTCAAGAGTAAGCTCATCGTATTTCTTCTTTTGTTCTTTTCGTTTAGAAAGAATGTATTGTCCAAAATCCGCTACGTAACTCGGTAAAACATATTCATCTACAAATTCTTCCAAATTCAACTCGGACATAGGTCTCTTGTGAAGAGGTCGAACTATCTGTCCTTCTCCTTCAAAATGCTTAAAAGCATCTACAATTTCTGATTTCTTAAAGTTCTCCTTTAACCATTTTCGAGTATACACTTTTTTCTTGGTTTCTTTAGCTGACTTTTTAGCCATTCTTGATCTTGTTGTTTTTCTTTGGTTTTATTAAAAGAAGAATCACTCTTTCCTTTCAAGCTCTAGAGTTTTTTGAACAGTCTATACTCGACTTTTTTTGAAAACATAGAGGATTTTAGATACAAAATAACCAAAAAAATGAGATTTATATCGAATGTAAGAAAAAATGTTTTATTCATTTTTTTGACTACACAAGATATTCGAAGACGTTTTGAATAAAGACTTATTAGAATTGATACACAAACAAACTTACATTGTTAAAAAACAAGTTTATGATGGAAGATTCAATTTTCGAGAATGAAAACGCTTCTAACAATAACAATGTGATAGCATCTGAATCAATTCAAGGAAGAATTTTCCATTGGTTTTGGGTTAAAAAAACTCCAACGAACGTTAAACTTATCAATGAATCAAGAAAGAAATGTATCTATCAACCTTTTGCTCGAAATTACTTTACAAAAGAAAGAGTAGATCCCATACATGAGTATTTAGAAGATGAAGATTATTTATTAATGCCGATTAATGTCGCATTAAAACAATTCTCAAATATGGGATTGAAATCGATTCCAGATGATCGATTTTTAGGTTATAATCGAGAAACAAAAGAATTACCTATTGTTAAAGTTGAATTAAAAGAAGAGTTTTCTCAAGTTAGCGCTAAAGATGCTTGCGTTAAAGATTTAACGAAATATGGTCAAGCATCTCTTTGTTTACCTACGGGTAATGGAAAAACGAATGTAGCTATTTACATTTATGGAGAAATGTGTAAGAAAGAAAACAAAAGAATTCGATGTTTGGTTGTTTGTCATCTTAAAGGCTTAGAAAGTCAATTTGCGGATAGAATACAATCGGTTTGTCCTGGAGTAAAAGTTGGTTTATTACGAGATAAATCGGTTCAAAAGAATATCGAAAGGTATGATTTTGTCGTTGGAACTGTACAATCCATAACAAAGAAGAATAAACCACCTTCCAAAACTTTGGTTTTAAACAATCAAAAAAAAAGTAAACAACTTCTAACTTCTTTTGACGAAGAAACATCATTACAACAAAAGAAAGAACTCAAGAAATCAGCATGGGATAAATACAAAGAAGATTTCAAATATAATGATTCGTTTTTTGGACTGTTTGGAATGACTATTATAGATGAAGCTCATAGATACACAGCGGAAGTTTGGTCAAGTATCTTTCCATTAAATAATTCAAGATATTTATTACAATTAACGGCTCAACCAAAAAGAGGAGCAGGAACGTGGAAAAGACGTGAATTATGGTGTGGTTCTGCTTCATTTTGGGAAGAAAGAACTTATGAAGGAAAAGGAGTGATGAAGTATTTTGAAGCTGAATACGAAAGAATTCCAAATCAGTTCAAAAACGATAAAGACTATGATAAAATTAACATGATTAATCATTTATGTTCTGTTGATGAAAGAAACGAATATATGGCGAATGTAATTCTTAAAGAGACGAAAGAAATTATAGAACAAGGTGGAACTGTACTCGCTGTTTCTGAAAGAACTGAAAGAATTCCTCATTTAGATTCTATAAAAACTATGTTAAAAGAAAAGGATTCTTCCGTTAAAGTTTGTATAGTTAATCAGAATACAAAGTTAACAAATGATGAAATTAAAGAACATAATATTATTCTATCTACTCCTGGAAAAATGGGAGAGTTTTTTGATTCGGATTCTGTTGCTGTTATTGTTTTAATGACTCCTGATATCTCAAACGATGTTCTTTAT